TTTTTTGCTATCATATGAGTTAACCGATCAAGAGCCCCGGCCTCTGGCTTTTTCTGGACTTCCGGTGGCTCTTGGTTCTCTCCCATAGAACAGATCGGCTCATTCAAATTATTGTCATGTAGAAACACCTAGGTCTTTACGATCTAGGTGTTTTTGCTATAATGATAACCAGACACATTGTCTACCCAATCAGACAAGCAGAAGGAGTCAAAATGTCTGATCTCATCAAGTATTTGCTTCCCATCGTACAGATGAAAGATTTTGTGCAAGCCGTCATGGGTCGGGACCTTCACACCTTCCTACAAATAGGAGCTCGTTATAACGATTGGTTTCCTCGGATGGTTGCCTACGGTTTTGAAGAAGGCACGGACTACTTACTCAAAAATGAGTATCCGACGCCACCTGCGGGAATGCCACCGCAGACTCGACTCAACCACATTGTAAGTCTGGACATGGCAAAGGAAATTGCTATGATTCAACGCTCTGAATTAGGCCAACAAGCACGCCGATACTTCATCGAAGCTGAGAAGCAATTGCAACGCCAAACCCAGGCGAAGCAACAACCCACCAACCCAAGCGACATGTCCCGGCTGGACATCCTAGAACTCGCAATCACCGCCGAAAAAGAACGGCTAGCCCTAGAAGCAGAAAACAAAGTGTTGCAACCCAAAGCGGAAGCGTTCGACGCACTCTGTGACTCCGAAGGCCTCTATACTATGTCAGAGGCAGCGAAAATGTTGGGAACCGGCCGAAATAGTCTTTTTGCCCAACTCCGACATGGCGGAATCTTCATCTCCCGAGGGCAAGACTACAACACCCCATACCAGCGGTACATGAAATACTTCGAGGTCAAACAAAGCTACCGCATTGACCCATGTACTGAAAAACGGGTTGCCACTCGAACTACTTTTGTGAAACCAGAAGGAATCTGTTTCCTCCGTAAAGCATTAGGACTTCATCATCTGAACCAGGTAGAATTAACCCCAGAACCCCTCTTCTAGAAAGGAAGAATCATGGCTAAAAAACTCAAAGAATACACCGATGAGGAACTTCAAAACCTCCGCGACCAGTACGACGAAATTGTAGATCAGCGGGATCTTGAAATCGCATCCTTCATTCAGGACAAACCAAAAGAAGAAATCCAGTACACCCCAGGTTTGCCCAAATACTTCCTCGTAGACCCCAAGTCAGTCCCCGAAGAAAAGCGCCAACAGCTCTCCATCTTGCGTGCAATGTTCATGGAAGCATTCTGGAACAAGAACGACATTTATGTTGAGCAGCGCCGACGCGAACTAGCACGGAACAACCAGGGCGATTTCTCCTATGACTACGCAGCGGAAAAGGTGCTATAAATGGTTGTACGAATTTCCCAAACTCCGCAAGTCACACTCCTTGCTTTCACCCGGCTCAATCCAGAGTTCAACTACCTGTTTGGTCCCGTGCTACCCCCTGAACCAGGTGACCCAGACTCAACCCGTCTCATCGAGTTTGCGGGACGCAATTGTTACCAGTCCTGGGATCGTCCAAACGAAGAAACCAACACTCCAACGAAGTATGTGGAGAAGACGATTCATGAGAAGCAGCATTACTCCATCATGGAGCACGCTTCAGCAACGTTTCTTCTTCAAGGTGTGAGCCGTTCTTTCTTAGCAGAACTTACTCGTCACCGCCACCTGTCTTTCAGCGTGCTTTCCCAGCGGTTCGTATCCCCAGATAAAGGGTTGGTGATGGTTCTCCCTCCGGCTTTGCAAGATATCCCAACCACTAACGCAAGTGGTGATCCTGAACTTTCACCTAAAGCATCAATGGAAGCAAAGCTAGAGTGCTTCGCCAATGAAAGCTTATACCTGTACAATAAGCTTTTCGACCTGGTGATGCGTTATCATCCAGAGGCTTCTAAAAAACAAGCGGCGGAAGCAGCCCGGTGTGTATTGCCGAATGCTACCGCAACATCAATTGTGGTAACTGGCAATTTCCGAACCTGGTCAGAAATCATCCAGAAGCGTTCCGACGCGGGAGTAGATGCGGAGTTCCGATCAGTGATCGCACTCATCGCCGAAGAACTCTACGTTCTTGACCGAGCGGTGTTCGGTAAGGTTCTTGAATCCGCAGGCCTAAGCGCGGACCCTAAAGCGCCAACCACGTATAAGGCATCACAAAACTGGGCTTTTGACGATTTCGTCAACGAAGTAAGTAACTGGAACATGCAGGTTGGACAAATCCCGCCAAACATTTCAGACCACATGAAAGTGCTATTTCATGTAGACGGTGACCGGGAAGCCTTGCTTCGTCCAGCACTCAACTTCTTCCTCGAAGAAGTAGGCGAACTCAAAGAAGCAGTAGACCTTATGGCGAAACCCAAGTTTGCGCTGGATCAAGAATACCGAGCAAAGGCACTTACAGATCTCTATGACGCTTTCGGTGACGTTCTTTTCACCCTGCTAGGCTTGGCGGTGAAAACCCATACGGGTTACGATCTTTCAGAAGCTCTTGAGCGAGTTTGCGAATCGAACCGCACCAAGTTCAAAGGCGGAAAAACCGACCCAGAAACAGGGAAGTTCATGAAAGGCGAGGGCTTTGTCCCACCCGACTTCAAAGACCTGGTAAATCGATGGGTTGAATCCGTTGAACGCTTAGCTGAATAAATAGCTGTTATAGGCCCTAAACTGGGGCCTATTTTTCTTGCCACAATAAACTAAGGTTGGTTAAACTACATATGTTATAATAGGTTTAATTAATCGAAAGTAAAGGAAATATTTGTGGCAAAAGCAGGCCGGGGCAATAAGCCTCTCAACAAAAACAAAAAAGGCAAGGGTAAGGCCGGTTCTAAGTGGGGGCACGACTTCGCACCAAAGAACGCGGTAGCACGCCAACTCAAGAACAAGACCTACCGGTCAAAGAAAGCACCAAGCCGTCGTAAAACCGCAGGACGGATGGCTTAATTTGCCAAAAGTCACCTTCTGTTCCTGGGAATCAGAAACCCCAGTGTATCATTCCTGCCATAATCTAGCGCTTCCTGGTACCACTCGGTGTGCCGAGCATCCCCTGCCGAAAAAAGAATCCCACACCACCGATTCTATCCGTAAGCGAGTCCGAGAACTCTATGACGGCAAGTGCGCAATCTGCGGAAAACCAGGAACAGAAGTTGACCACATTATAGAACTGAGCGAGTTCCAGCCCCATGAAAAGTATTTGGCAAATCGGCTAGATAACTTGCAGCTGCTTTGTTTTGAGCACCATGTACAAAAAACCACCGCTTTTAATCAGCGGTTTGCACCGACTGACCCAAATGACTTCTCAGTATCGGCACGTGCACGGAAGCGACGGAGGATGCGACAGCAAGGCTTTGAGGTGTAGTCATGGAAATCATCTCCCCAAAACCAGCGAGAAAGCCAGATGGGACGCTGGACATTTGGCCAACTTTAGGCCCACAAGTCATTGACTTTATTGAAAGCCATTTCGTATTCGGGCCAGGGCCTCTGCAAGGCCAACCATATAAGGTGCGGGAAGACTTCCGATACATCCTCATGCGTGCCTATGAGTACTTCCCAGAAGGACACAAGTCCAAGTATGAAGACGAGTACATCGACATGTCAGGACGTAGGCATTTTTATTCAGTAAACGTCGCCGTCCCGAAGGGTTGCGCAAAAACTGAGTTGGGGGCGATCATCGCTCTTTGTGAGCTGCACCCCGAGGCACCGGTCCGTTTTAACGGCTATGACCCCTCTATGCCAGGCGGATTAGCCCCCGGCGTTCCAGTACAATCCCCCTATATTCCATTCTTCGCACCAACCAAAGAGCTGCTTTTTGATCTTGGGTATGGTGTGGCCATGGAGATAGCTAAAGAAATCCCAGATGCAGACTGGTTTGACGTGACCCAAGAGCGAATCATGGTACAAGGTGAAGTGAACTCGAAAGCGCTTCCGCTAGCCGCAACTTCAAGAAGCGCCGAAGGTCTCAAACCTACCTTTGTGGTGTTTGACGAGACCCATATGTTTACCTCTGAACAAAACCGCAAGGCGTACTCAACGGTGGTGCACGGCCTCCCGAAGCTAGGCATGTTCGGTACTTGGAAGCTGTCTATCACCACCGCGGGTCACCCTTCTGAAGACTCAATTGCGAAAAGTGAGTTTGAAGAAGGCGTCAAGAACGCAAACAAGAAGCATCTCAAGATTGACGACTGCACCACCTTCTTCTATCATCGGCAAACCTCAGATGAGTTAGCGAAGTTTGATACCATCGCGCAGCGGTTAAAGGCCTTGCGCGAGGCCGCAGGCCCTGCCACGTGGCGAGACCTCCTGGCCACAGCGAAACTCTGGGATGAGGAAGGTGCGGATCGCTCACGCCTTGAACGGGTTTGGTGTAACCGCTGGGTTGCAAGCTCAATGTATGCGTTCGACCGGAAGAAATTTGCTGATCTTGGGGACCCAGATTTGCGGATCCCGCATGGCTCACTTATCACCATTGGTTTTGACGGTGCTAAAACCCAAGACTCCACAGCGATTGTGATAACTGATATTAATACAGGTGTTCAGCAGCTTGCTGGTCTTTGGGAGCGTCCACCGAAAGACGACCCAGCTTCAAAGAATTGGGAGGTTCCGGTTTCCGAAGTTGAGGCAACCATTGAAGCGCTGTTTGAAGACTTCGAAGTGTATTGGATGTTTGCCGACCCGCCTTATTGGCAAGAGCAATTATCCGCCTGGGCTGGACGTTGGGAAAAGAAAGTTATCTTTTGGTACACTAATAAAACAAATCCTATGTATTACGCGCTTCGTTCATACAAGGAAGCTATAGACTCAGGTGACGTAGCTCATACCGGCAACCCTGATCTTGAACGACACATCGGTAATGCAGGGAAAAACCTTCTCAACCAATACGATGACGAAAACAACCAGAAATGGCGGCTAACCAAGATTAAGCGAGAACTCAAATACGACGCAGCGATGGCAGCTGTGCTCTCTTGGGAAGCTCGGCTACAAGCATTAGCGAAGGGAGCAGCAGAGATCGAAACCGATTTCCTACAAGTACCAATCCGATTAGGCGGTTAATACGTGAAATATCGAATTACATATGGCGAATCAATCAAGAAGACAGACGATCGAAATACTCCAGATTTCTTCGCTAGCTCGTTACTTAGTGAAATAGCAAGCCGAACCACCTACATTGAGCGAAATCAGGACTATCTTACCGGGGCTAACCTCCTTGACCATTTCTCTACCCCGGAAACAAACCAGGTAGAAGGTCTACCAATCTTGAAGGCTATGGCTCAAACGAACTGGGCTAAGCTGATCGTTTCGGCCACCACCGATCGTTTAGGCATTTTAGGCTTCCGCTCCGCGGCTGTTTCAGACGAGAACGGCGACGAAGTGATCGCACAATTGTTTGACCGAGATGAGATGGGTATCCAAGCTCAAGAAGCCATGGCGCTTGCTTGCGGTTATCGGCAAAGCTACCTGTATGTAGACCCACGCACGAAACGGCAGAAGGTATTTCCGCCGACCAACGCAGCGGTGATGCGTGACCCCTACGGGGAACCGATTGCAGCGGTGGTGATGTATCGTGACCGTGCACTCCAGCGAGATGTGCTCAACCTTTTTATCCGTGGTGAGATTGACTCAGCTACAGGTGAAGCAGCTGGTGGTGTATATATGGCAGTGGCTGTGAAAGAGATCACCTCCGTCACCCCCACTTTATCTATTGAAGAAGCCCGTGCCCGCGCAGCCAAGAAAGATCACGAATGCATCACCGCCTATGATACCGAGATTCCATACAATCGGCTGGTCTCTCAAGGCTGGACTTGGTGGAAAGAATATGACCCAATCGAAGTCTCTCGAATCCCAGTGACCGTACTCAAAAACAAAGACGCGAGAGCTGAGTTCGAGGAACACACCTCACTTATTGACCGCATTAACCATATGGTGGCGCACCGGCTGCTGATTGCCACTATGCAAGCCTTCCGGCAACGAGTATTTATTGGCAACTTCAAAGAATTTGACCGAGAAGGCCGACCCATTGATTACGATAACGTTTTCAAAAACGGTATCGGTATCAACTGGATGCTGCCGAAAGAAAGCAACTTCCAGGAATCAGCACAAACAAGCTTCCAAGAATTTCTGCAAGCAGCCAAACAGGACGTTCAAGACTTAGCGTCGTTGACGTACACCCCAATGTCCTACTTCTCTGACAGTCTGAACCAGTCCTCAGCGGGGGCTGATGCAGCACGGGAAAACTCCACTGCCAAGGTGGAAGACCGTCGAAAGCGGTTTGCCCCAGCCTGGAAAAGGCACGTGTCACTACTACTAGAGCTGAACGGCGAAAAAGAACGTGCCGACATCAACAAGCTTGAGCCTATTTGGGGTCCGCTGCAAACCTATACGCTCACAGAGAAGACAGCCGCTTTCGCTACCTTGGTGGCCAACGGTATTGCAATCTCTACAGCTCTTCGAGAAGGTCTGCACTTTACCCCAGAGCAAATTACTCGCGCACAAGTGGAAATCCGGGATGAAGCCCTGTGGAATCAGGTTATTGGTCAGTCGAATCAAGGCACCCCCCTTACCCGTGCTAAGCAAGCTAATTCAATGACTCAGCAGGACGATAACGCTTTGAAACAGCAGAACCAGTCCGCAGACGTGATTGCCCAGAAGCGAGGTGAAGCAGATGACAGCGCCAATTGATAGTTTCTACAATCCACACTATCTACCTCCGCAGCCCAGCATTGCTGATATGCCTTTAGTTGCCCCGGGTGAGCAGTTGGCCCCTGAGCAGCAGGAAGAGCTCTCCATCGCTCAAGTAGCAGCCATTACGACAGCGGTAGCGGCTGCTAAGCAGCGGATTATTGATGCAGCCACCAACCAGATTGTGGCTATCTTACGGACTTCAAACCTAGCCACCAAGGCGGGGATTAAGACATTTGCGAAATCGGCTGCGGCTATTGTGACCTCTGCGATTCGGCAATCCCAAATGGTCACATGGTCGGCAACCACAGCCCGAACCAGGGCAATGGGACTCACTTTCTCGGCTGCTTTACCAAGCCTTGAAGTTATCCCAAAGTCCCGCAAGACCGATTTAGAGACGGCCTATGCACGCATAGCAGATGAGTATTGGAAGAATGTTCGTCGCAAGAAAGACGATCCAGTTATCAAACGGCTTTTAGTTTCGTATGAAAAAGCAGATGTTCTACCCACCAAGCCGTTGCACTATATCACTCCTGATGCGAAGCAACCAAAGGGAGAAGTAAGGAAGGAAAATTGGGAGGAATTAATTGAGCAGGCAGAAAAAAGGCTTAAAGGCTCCGGCAAAAAAGAAGGCAAAACTGAAGGCGGAAGCTACGCACAACCAACGCGCAGCAGCCAGGATCAGGGAGTTGAGAAAGCAGGCAAGCAATCAGTCCCGACCGATCTATCGAAACGTCAGGATCAAGATTCCAAGCTTGGATCAAAAGATGTTTCCAAACCTTCCGAAGATCAAATTACCCAAAACAAGCCTAAAGATTCGTCTTCCGAAAGTGTCCCCTTCCTCAGCCCCCGAGATGAACAACAAATCATTCGTACTTGGGCTGAACAAAAAGCCGAAGAGCGACTAGAACGAATGGTGAGTCAGGATGTACAGGCCGCTAGCCGGAATACGCATCATGAAGCAATGAAGCGTATGCCGAAGAATAAAGTCAAAGGCTATCGGCGAGTAATTCATCCTGAGCTTTCCAAGAGCGGGGAATCCTGTGGTCTTTGTGTGGTGGCGTCAACCATGATGTACACAAAAGAAGACTTGCTACCAATCCATGCGAACTGTCACTGTGAAGTGGCAGAAATCGTTGAAGTTGATGGCAAAATTATTGATCCTGGTCAAGCAATTAATGATGAAGATCTAGAAGTTTTTTACAACGAGGTCGGCGGCTCAACAAGTGGAAAGTTGTTGAAACGCGGACGGTTTAAAGTGGTTGACCATCCTGAATATGGTCCAACCCTGGTTAGTGCCAATGCTAAACCAGGGGAAGAAGAATATGTCGAATACATTGGTGCGAAAGGATAGAAAATATGGCACTGTCTCAAGATCAAGCGGAAAAGTTCTTGGGTCTCATGACCGAGATGTTGGGGGCAATGAATAGCGCTCCCAAGGAAGAGGCTCAGGATACCAAGCAAGTCACCGAGCAGGTAAAGGATCAAGTAGTAGATACGCAAGCTTCCTCTCAGCAAGAGGTGCAACAAGAGAAAAAGTCTGAACAGAAGCCTGAGGAAAAGCAAAAAGAAGTTAAGAATCAAGTGGATGATTCCGCAGAAAAACTTGTGAATGAAGCCCAGACTTTGTTGGTCAAGGCTCAGTTTGTGAATGCGGCTGCTGCAAGTGGTTTGGATAACTCCACGGTAGAGACTTTACATGACTTTATTAGTTATGATAAACTTATCAATGATAAAGGTGAACCTGACAAGGAACAAATTAATAAACTAGTTTCACAGCTTAAGGGGGTTGCAACCTCGCAGCCCCCCAAAAGCAACAACAAACAACAGCTAGGCTCCGACAACGGGCTTGGCAAATACATACAGTAAGGAGAGAAAGCTATTGGCAACCGTTAATAGCAATCTTGGGATCGTCAAAGGCAAAGTCATTAAAGACATTGACGATCGCCGCTGGATGGCGGACCCGTGGGAGCTGAACAAGGGTGTCAATGGCGTCCTTGAAATCACCGCAGAAGTAAAAGCGGAAGGCGACCACCGAGTATCCCGCTATCTCAAATCTGGCGTACCTGTATACAAAGACGGCGACGTCTACAAAATGTTTGACGCTGCTGCAAAAGCAGCAGGCAAGAAAGTAGACGGCTTCACCCTCGGCGTTAACGAGATCCAGGATCGTCAATTTAATTTCTATGAGCATGTCCAGACCGGGGTTGCCGTTCGAGGCACGATCTATAAGGTTTGGCTTCCCGCCTTTAAACCGGAAAAAGATGATATTCCTTCCCGGTTTGTTTACATCGAACCGAACGGAGCGTAATCAATGCCAGTACTAGACGGTGTAGTCAACCGGGATTATTGGGACCCGGAAGTCCTCACTACCATTGCCCGACGTGAGCAAGCCCTCTTTGATCTGCAAAACCCGGACTCCTTTGCTGAGCTTTTCCCTAGCGAAGAAGTCTCTGACATTCGTGCAGCAATCGAGTATGGCCCGGAAATCGACGATATTGTGGTCGCAAACTTCCGTACGTTCTCCGGTACCGCAACCTCTGAGCGTTTCGGTGAAACCCAAAAGGCATACTTCCAGCTTGCACTGATCTCTCGTAACTACGTCTTTGATGAAAAGACGCTGTACGAGATCCGAAATAGCAAGAAGGATATTGCTTCCCCAGCAATTGAATCTTATGTGAAGCGTGCAGCCAAAGCCATTGCAATGTCAGCTGCTGTGCAGCGTGCAAACATTTTGTACAATGACAAAGTTGAGTTGCAAATGCCGAACGCCCCGACCCAGGTTATTAACTGTGGCCGGAAGCCAGAGTTTAAGATCACCGCTCCGAAGCTCTTCACTGATCCGACCGCTAACCCGCTAGATCAGATTTATGACTGGAAAGAGCTTTACCGCGAGGAGAACGGCTTCTATCCAGAGGTGATGCATGCGCCGGAGAAGGTCATGCGCGCTATTGCTAACCATCCTACGGTAGCTAAGCAGGCTAACCTGCTTGCGCAGGGTATTTACATTGGTACCAATGATCCTGCTTACGCACGTACGAACCGGACTCGGCTTGAGCGGCTCATGTCGGAAATCTTTGAGATCCCCGGTGTGCAGACGGCAACTACTGCCCGGTTCAAGGTGGATAACCTCAATACCGGTCAAGTGGAGACGAAGCAGCTTTGTCCGCAAGATACCATCTTGCTTACCACTAAGAGCGCTGATCCTGCTAAGCCTGAAACTTCTACCTTGGGTCGCACCTATTGGGGTGAAACCCTCAGCGCAGAGGCACTCGGTGTTGGCGGGAACGGCGGCATTGGTGCCCCCGGTCTCGTAGCTGGTGTTATCAACAAGAACACCTTCCCGGTTGGTCTAGAAGTCATGGCCGATGCAATTATGCTTCCGGTCTGCTTCAAGCCTAACTACATTTTCACTGCGAAGGTGATTTAATTGACTGACCAGGCCATAGACGGTAAGCTGCACAAGCTTAATAAAGAGGTTCCCATGCCAAGCTTCCGGTTTGTGCTCCCAACCCTTATTCGTGATGAAGTAAATCAAGGACTCCGGTTCTTTGATGTTTGGGAGTTAGTACCTGAATGGGCTGAGGATAAAATCGGACAGCATATTTACTATGCTTTCTCCGATGATGTTCCGGTGTTTCCTATTTCAGAACCTGGGGTGCCGGATAAGTTTACACCAGAGGAAGTAGCTAAAGCCTGGTCAGCGATTATGTATGTTGGAGTTCTTGGTAATCGTCATGAACTTGCTCAAAAACGGCGAGAATGGCAACTAGAACTCAACAAGCGAGAAGACGTTCCTGACCGCTATAAGAAGACCGAAGCGGAGATTATGGAACAGTATAACAAGGATTTGTGGTATGTTCCCCCGTCCATATTCGATCAACGGCCGGCGGCTGAACCTCGTGTAGATAACCAGACTCAGGAAGTGCCTCCTGCGCCAGTAGATCCTGAGGCAAATCCTGCCCCTCCTGTTCATATTCCTTCAAATGATGAACTCAAGGAAGCCATGCGACTTGAGGAAGAAGCGAAGAAGGAAAAAGAGAAAGAGAAAGAGAAAGAGAAAGAGTCCTCAGAGGAATCTTCTAGCCCTGTGGTTGCGGAGGAAAAAGAAGAATCTAATCCGCAGCCCGAGGTTGAGGCTCATTCCGACGATGAAACTCCCGAGGTGAAGGAAGATGATTCTCCCTCTGAAAACAAAGAATCTTCTCCCGAGGAATCGGCAGTGAATACCGAAGAGACTTCGGCTTCTCCTTCTGAGGGTGAAGAGCCTCAAGAGGATCCGCAGCCTGAATCCTCAAATGAAGAAGATACTCCTGCTCCCCCTCGTCCTAAAGCAGCCCTAGCCACCTGGCGAAAGTATGCCGAAAAGATTGGTGTGGAAGTCGATAAGTCTCTATCCCGTGATGAAATTGTCGAATATATCAAGTCTGTTCGCCCAGAGCTATTTAAGGAAAGTGAGTAATTGGCCTTTAGCTTCGTCACCGTTGATGACGTAGAACCCTTCCTCAAAGGGGTCTCTTCTGAGCAGCGGAAAAAGCTCATTACAGCCTATGCGGAAAACATTTCCGCTCGGCTGTGTGGTTGGTATCCCACTTTAAAAGGCCGGTGGGATGCTGACGGAGCTGATTCCCCGTTACGGGTTTTCGTAACGGCTATGGTTACAGAAGCGGTGCGAAGGCGGGTCAATAACCCAGATGGTTTCTCTGCTGAAACCATTGGACCTTTTGCTTATAGCAAATTTGATTCTGAGGATTCTTTTAAGAATTTGTTTCTAGCTCGGGATCTTACCGCACTTGAAGCGATGTTGGCCCCTGACACCAATATGGTTCGTTCGGCAAAAACTGACACCTCAGGGTTGATGTTTACCACGAACCTTATGGATAAATGGCCAAGGTATCAAAGGCGGTGGTACGGATTTTAGAGGCACTCACTCGCACAGCGGATTATACCGGTGATGTTGAAATTTGGCGAAAGCGGAAAAACCAATTCTCTGTGAATACTCCGCCAAAGGATGATCTAGAAGAGTCCATGCCTGCGGCCCTTGTAGGGCTTGTAAAAAGCCATGTTATTCATCAAGCTATTGTTTCTCCTCGACTTACTCAAGTAAAAGACGCTAGTCCGTTTTATAACAAAACGACATATACAGGTAAATCTCTTTACTGTGATATCGACGAAGACATTGTGACTGATGACTATGTGGTTTTTACAGATGACGCTGGGAAAAAACAGGTTTACATAGTCGAAGGCCAAGGCGATATGGACTGGGTTTCCCCCTGGTCAGGCATGACAGCGGGTAAAGAGGTCATGATTGCGCGGATGAATGGAAAGCGGGTGGATCGAACCATTGGCTAGGATACCTGCTTTTGATAAAACAAAAAAAGCGAATGCTTTCAACCAAAATCGTCTGCGTAAACAGGCTTCTGGTCAGCGTAAAGGCGTCCTATATTTCTCTGATTATTGGGGAATGCGGAAGGTTCTTCTGCGTAGCAAACCGTTAAACCGCGTGCTACGCGCCAAGGCCGAAATGGTTTCCCAGGCGTTAAAGTACAACATTGGTACTAGCAATGACCACCCCGGGCGTTACCATCTCAAAGATACGATCAAAGTTCGTCGTCGTGTCCCAAGTGGTGCGAAGCATGATCGGCAGACCTATGAGATTTATTCAACGGCTCCTGAGCGGTTTATTCCTGCTGTGACTCAGTTGGAGAAGCGCCGGTTGGCAATCACTAAAGCGATTCAATCGGCAGGTACACGTGGATAATTACATACTTCCAGATCTCGAAGCCATGATGTATGAGCTGCTGCACGATCTAGTTGGAGAAGGTCAGATCGGTGGTTCACGTGCTCAAGTGTTGGATCGGTATGAAGAGATGACCCAAAGTGGGAAAACGTATCGGATGAAAGATTTCGATTATATTCTTATTCGGCGTCGGCTCGGTTACCTTTCTGATGCATACACCGACATCATGGGTTTACAGTTAAAGTTTTTCGCCAAGGATTTCAGGCGCGCACAGATGCTCTGTGATGAAGCTACGAAGCGGATTCTTGCCTCCCCTGGTACGGAGTTAGCGGGTTTTTTGGTGGATTTTGCGGTGGTTCTCACTGGCCCTGACCGGGAAGATCCTCTGCTAGATGATGAAATCGAATTAGATAAAAGTTTTGAAATTCACGCTCGCGTGAAATGGATATAAGATTGGAGTTGTAGTTGACTAAGTTTACGTTAACTCTTCCGACCGGCACTCTTGCTGGTTCTATTAAGCTGGTAGTTGGCGGTACCTCTACTGGTGAAATTGCCCATCCGCTTACCGCGGCTAAGATGCAGACTGAGATTCGTAAGCTTTCTGGCGAATCCTCCGCAAAGGTTACTGGTTCCTCCGGTGGTCCGTTCACTATCGAGGTAACCGCCACCACTCTTACGGTTGATGATACTGCAACCACTGGTAAGGATTCTGGTCAGAACTTTGCAGTGGTGAATGCTACTGCTGTGGTGGAAGCAATCGAAACCTTTAGCGACCTTCAGAGTGCCAAAGGCAACCTGATTCGTAAGGGCTTAAGCTGTATCGTTCTTGTGGCTCCGATGACCACTCGGGTTCCAGAAGATATCTTCACCGATGAAGGCAAGATTGTAAACTTCGCTAAGCTCGGTTATGAATCTGTTGGTTGGACCTCGAAGGATGCCGGTGTGTCCTTTACTCGCTCTACTGATAAGAGCGAGGTTGAAAGCTATGGTGCTGCGGAACCGACCCGTTCCGACATTACCAAAGACACCATGTCGGCGAAGTTTGAGATGCAAGAGACCAAGAAGATCACTCTTGCTATGTACTACGGCATTGATCTAACCGATGTGAAGGTGAAGAAAAACACTCAGACGCAGTTCATTAAGCAAAATCTTCCTGAGACTGTGTATCGGCGTGCACTCTTCATCTTCCGAGATGGTACTGAAGCAAAGCCTATCTTTATGATCTTCGATGCTCCGAAGACCAAGGTCTCTGACCCGGATGAACTTGCTTTCTCTGCTGAGAAGGAAGTGAAGTACGGCGTTACTCTTGAAGCTAGCCGTGACGATGAGCTCGATTACTCAATGCGATTTGTTTACGGTGGTCTTGGCTGGAAGGAACTTGCGCCACTTATGGGTTTTGAAGTAGAATCCTAATCATTAGGTTTCTAAAACAGAAAGGTTTCGCTTGTCTATTGAAAGTCGCTTAGCTGCACTTGAGGCTAAACAAAAGCCTGAAGATGGCTGGTCACTCTCAGACTTCCGCGCTGACGTATCAGAAGTGATCTCAGACAAACGGAACCTTCTTGGTATCATGCAAACTTACCAAGGAATCACTGATCTTCGAGACGAATTAGCCTCAATCAAAAACTCTCAAAAAACAGAGAGTGATAAACTCTCCGAAGCGATTGTGAAGCTAGATCAGTACGCACGAACCTTTGCGGAAACGATTGAGTTTTGGAACCAAAACCGCCCAATCATTGTGCAAGCAAGTCAATATAAACCCGAGTTTGACAAACTCAATCATCAACTTGTTGAGTATGACAAACAGGTGAAGGCGTTTCTTAATACTCTTGCTGCGAAAAACACTGATCTCCAAACAGCGAGAGATACTCTTGCTCAAGCAAGGACTGAAATTGGCACTCAAAAAACTACTGCTCAAAACGAGATTACAACTACTAAAACTACTGCTATCAGCGAAATTAATGCTCTCGCCGAGCGAACCTTGCAGCAAGGACCTGAGGGATATAAAACACTTCCCCAAACAGGCGAAAAACTAAAAGCTATCGCTGATGTTATTGAGCCTAACGGTAACCAACCTCGTGGTGGGGCTTGGATCCCTCGGCGCTCAACAGGCGGTGGGTTTAAAGTGCTCATTCCACCGGCGGTAGATAATGATGTTGTCAATCTTGGCTATTTGAAACAGAACTATTTTAATAAAACGGACATCACCCCTCACATTGATGCTCGGATAACCCATAAGTTGACAGGTCCCGTTGGGTATTTCGTGAGTATGAATGAGGGGAACCTAGTTCAACGGGTCACGGGGGGGCAAATAGAGGTTCCTCAGAATCTCAATCTTGAAGTGCCTAATGCGGTAACCTCTGTTCGGTCAGTAAAAAGGTTGATTAATCAGCATTATACAGATACTTTTTGGATCGGAGAGATTCAATTTAACCGGATCGGGCAAATTGTTGCTGTTGACTGCGCATCAAACAATTTTAACAACATAGAACAAGAGCTTGCTAAAAAGACTTTGCCAGATTGGGCTCTCCCTCGATTTGGTGCCCCTTTCATTCCTGTAGCTCTTTATGACGAACCCGGAAAAGGGATTCAGACCTATGGAATTTCAGTTCGTGTGCAGCAGGACGGGAAAGTTGTTTTGTACAAATTTAATAATGCCACATCAAAAGGCAATCAATGGTTCTTTAGTGGAACCTATGTAGGAAAGGATGTTAGTTAATGTCAGGCATTAATTTTGACGATATCGTTGCAGCCGCGAAGCCGCTTGAAATTGAGCGCAAACCAGCCGTGATTAATAATTGGCCAGTCGTGAATATCAATGGTCAGCGAGTAGGTACCACTACGCTAGAAGTTCCCTGTCCTGACGGCATTGGTCTTACCCGAATTTTTGAACTAGCTGAACACTCTAGTTTTGACCAGATTATTGACGTCATCTGTGGTAATGATCCAGTGCTAGCCCGTAAATTTAAGCGAGGTCTGCATGGTCAAGGAGTTGAAACGATCAGCAAGGTTTTGGATACGATCTATAAGGGCTGGGGCCTGTCGGTTGAGGACCCAAAAGATACCGCACAGTAAAAACCCTAGTTGATCGTTACGGGGATGAGTTGCTCTATGATTTCCGTACCATTTATCACATGGACTTGTGTGATAGTTTGCGTCCTGGGCTGTCTTATAAATTCTTTCTGTCTTATATGGCAAGTCTCCCGCCGCACTCAAAAACAAAAGCGACAATCGCAGAAGACAAAGACTTAGCTCTTGAGCGACTTAGCGCTTTAAGCGAGGAAGAGCTACGGCGAATATATGAGTCTCGCAAGCCTTCTGTGACAAATACTTCTGCTGAGGATGAAAAGAAGCGTTCAATTTCAGCAGAAGGATTCTCTCTTGATGCAGAACTTTTAGCACAAGTGAATGATAATCTTACATTGTTAAGAAAAACCGTGATTGCTTTGGTTGATTCTAAGGCAAGAATGGATTTTGAGCCAACCCCAAGGCCTCAAACAATGTTTGAGAAATTGCTGGAAGAGCGGCTAGAACAGTTCGAGGAAGAGGAAAAGCGTTCTATTGAGCGAGAGTTAGGTTTCTGATAGAATATAACTATTATTAATCTAGCATAAGAAAGTTTCCTATTTGACTCATGGCAGCAATCCCAATTGGTGAAGGTGCGATTCGGATCTTCCCGAACGCGGACGAATTTCACACTAAGCTACGCGCGATACTCGCAAAAGCCCGCAAAGATGTCAGCGAAATTGCCGTACCGCTTAAGTTGGAAGAAAACGACTTCACCGTCGATCTTGACCTCATCAAACAAGAAATTGCCGATCTTGATGGGGAAATTATCGAAGTCGATGTGCTGCTTATGGGTCAACAAGAGTTCAAGCGGGATCTCCAACGCTTCCGCGAAGAACTTTCCGATGAATCTATAGAAATCAAAGTAGAGCTAGAAAAATCCGCTTTAGAGCATGTTAATGAGCAGCTAGACAATCTCAAAGAAGAAAATGATCGTCTTGACTTCGAGGTGTTTGTTCACAAAAAACAAGCGGAGCTAGAGCTTCGGCAACTCAAGCAAGAGTATGACAATGTAGATCTCAAATGGACGGTGAAGACGGATGTTGACCATATTCCACGTCCTGAAGAGGTCATGCCAACTAAGCAGGAGACCCAGCGGCCCATTGTCATGCCGAAGCAATCTCCGATTCAGGTTCCTGATATTCCACTTCCCAAACCAGATATTAAGAAGTTTGAGACAGAATGGAACTCACTTAACTTTGTCCCAAAGCTGTTAAGCACCATGTCTTCCCAGTGGGAAGCTGGCATCAGACAGATCTATGACCCTTACGTCAATATGATTGTCAAGGTTGGTCGGAAGATGAAAGAGCCGTTCGAGAAGTTCGGCAAATTCATGGAGAAGACCGAGACCCTAGAGGAGTTTTGGCAAGGTATCAAGCGAGGGGTTGCTTCCGCAGGTAAGGATGTAGACAAACTTAAAGCGAAATTCCAGAAGTTTACTGATGTTGCAAAAGCTGCTTTCCATACCCTTCGACGAACCACTTTCCCGCAGCTGAATACAATCTACCATGGATTTAATAAACTAAGCCTCGCAGCAAAACAATTCGGCGCCAATCTTGTTCACGTTTCCAAGCGTGAAGCCAAATTCATGCTAGATGCGTTTGTGAGCCTCGGTTCTGCCATAGCAACAAGTTTTCACACGGCAGTATTTAAATCCCGAGTCGCACTGAATAAGTTAGCTGGGTTAGGTAAGTCAGCTTTAGGCGCGATCAAAGGCGCTTTCGCCAATTTAGGCCCAATCATCGGAGAAGTATTAGAAGTAGCGTTTTTTGATGCATTTAAGGGCCTTAGCCGGCTTTCTAATTGGTTCGCCACTCTAGCGGTAAACCCGCTTATCCAAGGGCTTCCGCGAGCTCTTGCCCCTTTGGCTTCTAAAATTGCGGCTGGGTTTGCGATTCTATCTCTAGAGGCATTTAGGCATCTTCCAGCTGTGGGACGTATGTTCTCAACCTTAGGGCATCATGTTACCAATTTTGTCCGTTCCGCACGCGCTAAACTTGCAAGGTTCTTCGCTTTCTTTGGACGCATTGGTAGCTTTATTCTACGTCCTTTCCGTGCTGTGTTCGGGAAGATCCGTGGGTTATTTAGCTCTCTTATCGCCACAGCCAAGCGGTTTACCGCTCCGCTTATTGGTGCCTTTGGACGCTGGGCTGCTAAATCAAAAGCCGTTTTCAGCATTCTAAAGCGAGGGTTTGCCCGGTTGGGGCAATACGTTGCAGGCTTCGCACGTATGGCTGTAGGTATGTTTGCCAAGATTGGCGGAATCCTATTCCAAGCAATTATGCCTGCCCTTATGGCGGTAGGTGCTGGACTTGGCGCCATGGCAGGACAAGCTGCAATTGGTATGGTGATGTCCCTAGCAAACGCCTTGATTTCCGTTGCTGGTGGCGCAGCTCTCATTGCCCCAGGTCTCCTTATGGCAGCCGGGATCAGCTTTGCAGCCCTTAAGATTGGTCTAGATGGCGTGAAGGAAGGCGTCAAAGCCGCCTTCTCAGCTGAAAGTCCTGAAGAATTTGAAAAAGCAATTGAGAAGCTTTCCCCATCAGTCCAAGGTGTTGCTCGGTCCCTCCGCGAATTCAAGCCGATGTGGGATGACATTAAGAAAGCTACCCAGGAAAACCTCTTGCAAGACCTTGGACCTGAAATGGGGAAGACCTTGCAGAATCTTTTGCCGACTTTCGGCGAGGGGCTAAAAGGTATTGCGACAGCCTGGAATGGGGCTTTTAAGGGGGCTTTTGCTGAGCTTCAGACCGACCAGGCTCGGACCGGCTTGCAAACCATTATGAACGGTGCTACCGAGATGGCGAATAACATGCAGCCAGTTCTGGCCAATGTTATTGCAGCCCTCGGTTCCCTAGGCGAACAATCAGCGAAATATCTTGGTGGCATCGGTACCTACTTTGCGGATCTTTCTCAGCGGTTCCGTGACTGGGCTGAAGGATTGAAACAAATTGATCCTTCTACTGGCATGTCGAAATTCGACTCGATTATCCAAAGTGCACAGAAGAATGCTTCTTTGCTGAAGGATATTTTTGGTGGCATTTTTGGCGTCATCGGCAACATCCTTAAAGCCTCAAGCGAAGGCGGGGGTGGGATGCTCGCGGGTCTTGCCGAAGGTGCTCAGAAGCTGAAAGATATTACCGCAGAAGGTACCCCTGGGTTCCAGGCTCTGGTTGGATTCTTCCAGCAAGCAAGCAATGCAGCGCGTGAACTAGCCACTCTCATTGAACCAATCCTAACTATTGCAACCTCTATTGGTTCTGCCTTAGCTCAAGTAGCAGCAGCAGCTATTCCTGGGATTAAGGTTGCCCTAGATGCTCTGGCATCTGGTTTGCAGCCGCTTATGGATATTGCACCCCGGATTGGTCAGATGTTAGGGGATGCATTTGCAGCCCTAGGCCCAGCGCTACAAGGCCTTGGTGCAGCACTTGCCCCTCTCATTGAAGGTATCGTTTCAGGTCTTTCCATTGCCGTGCAAGGTTTAGGTCAAGCGCTTACCCCAATCATGGAAGCGTTAGGCCCAGCAATGGAAGCATTAAAGCCAGTGCTTGAATCAGTGGGGCAAGGGCTATCAGCAATCTTTATTGCTCTTGAACCAATCATTACCTCCTCCATCAACCTGATTTCGCAGCTCATGCCTGTGGTTCAAACAGTGATGGATCTCCTAGGGCAGATTGCAGCGAAAGCTCTTGAAGTTATCGCACCGCTCTTTACCGGGCATGACAGTGTGATTGCTCAATTAGTTCAAGCGCTTGAGCCACTAGCTCAGGTGTTAGGTGATGCAATCCTTAAGGTGCTAGATGCTTTAGCCCCGGTGATCCCGATGATCTCCGATGGTTTCGGACGGCTACTCGCTGCTTGTATTCCGCTTGTTGATCCAGTGAAGGAAATTATTGATCTTCTTGGACGCATGCTGGTTGATGCTATTAACTGGTTGAAGCCGCTTATCCCGCCGCTTATTGATACAATCGTGGCAATTGCCAAGGCGATTGTTGACTTCGTGACCCCGGTCATCAAAGCATTTGTTGGGTTTATCCAAGCTGTATGGCCAGTAATTAGCTCAGTGATTGAGTTTGCGGTGAAAACAATCATCGCTCCCGCACTTGAGCTTATCGCTGGGGCCTGTAAGATCCTTGGTGGGATCTTCGGTTGGCTTGTGAACAATGTCATCATCCCTCTGGTTGATATCTGGAAAGCCGTCATGAAAGGTGTCGGCGAATTTATTTCATGGGTAATCGACAACCTTATCACCAAGCCAGTGGAAGGGCTTGAAGGAATCTTCCGCAAAGCGGTAGACATGATTAAGAGTGTTTGGAACACCCTCAAGAAGATCTTCTCGGATCCTGTTGAGTTCCTGGTGAATACCGTGTATAACGACGGCATCGTCGCTCTTTGGAACAAGGTTGCTGGCTTCCTTGGGATGGATGACAAGAAGCTTGAGAAGTTCAATTATGCTTCCAAGTATGCTTCCGGTGGTGTGTTGCCTGGCTACACACCTGGTACAGATATTCACAAGTATTACAATCCGTATCTTGGCTGGCTGTATCTCTCTGGTGGCGAGGCAATTATGCGCCCAGAATGGACGCAAGCGGTCGGTGGCCCAGCGGCTGTTGAGGCAATGAATAAAACCGCACGCGAAGGCGGTGTTGGTGCCGTCCGGCGGATGTTAGGTGAGGGTGCGGCCTACAAGAAAGGTGGCACCATTGACCTTGACAAGCGGATTGCTGAGCTGTTCCGGGAACTCAAACCTGAACATGGGAAGCCGTATCAATACGGTGGTACTGGTAATCCTAGCTGGGACTGTTCTGGTATCTGGTCAGGCATCACTCAGTTCCTCAATGGCGGTAACCTTCATGGTGGACGTATCTTCAACACTGAATCAAATTTCGAGAGCTTCGGTTATGTACCAGGCCTTAGCGGTCGCGTGACCATTGGTGTGCTATCTGGTAAAGGCGGCGGTGAGAATGGCCACATGGCGGGCACCATTGATGGTGTCAACATCGAATCTGGCGGTAGCAATGGTGTGCAAATCGGCGGCCTAGCTATCGGTTCTGATAACGGAATGTTCAACCACACCTACACCCTTAAAGAGTTCCTCGGGGAATTTGTTTCTGGTGGCCACGGTGGAGGCGGATTCGTCAACATTGTTCTCCAGCAAGTGATGCATGCTATCACTGCAATTCTCGATCCGCTAGAGCATCTTATCAAGGAAAAACTTGGTGGCAACGGCTGGAAAGATTTACAAGCCGGGCTTGCTATAAAGATGCTCACCGGAGTGAAAGATTTTGCTCTTGACAACGCAAAGAAGTTTGGTGGTGCAGCAGGCACAGCGGGGAATCCTGAATCCTGGCGTGAAATGGCGAAAGCTGCTATGCGTCGAGTTGGGTTCAACGCGGATGACCCGCGGCAAGTTCAGGCGATGCTTGAACAGATTATGGATGAGTCCTCGGGTGACGCTGGTACCGCTCAGCGCATCGTGGATGTGAACGGGACAGGTGACGCTGCTGGTGTTGGACTTTTGCAAATTATCCCCTCTACGTTTGAGGCTTACCGTGATCCCGATCTCCCAAATGACCGCCGAGATCCAATGGCCAACATGGTTGCGGCCCTGCGGTATTACAAAGCCCGCTATGGCGATGACCTCACCACTCGCTGGGGCCGTGGCAAAGGCGGTTACGATAAAGGTGGACATGCTGTCGGTGTTGGCTACATGCCGAAGTATACGCTTGAACCTGAGCGGGTTCTATCGCCTGCACAAACTCGCGCTTTCGATGTGCTTGTTTACCGTATGCTTCCTGCTTACATTGATGAAGCCAAGAAGAAGCCGTTTGATTTCGACAGCAATTTCAAGCTTTTGGTTAAAGAGCTTAAAGGTCTACGTAGCGATCTTGACCGAGATCGTGATAAATGGATTGATGCGCAAGCTGACCGAATCTTGGTTGACTATCGGAACCATGCTGAGAAGAAAGTCAAACTGGATCCCGTCGATCTTGAGAAGCTTAAGAACCAAGATCAAAAGGAAATAGATAAAGCTCAACGGCATCTCAAGAAGGCTGACGAGGCTGTTCATACTGCTACTTACGATCCTCAGGCTTACCTCAAAGCTGAAGAGGAAGCCAAGAAGCGTCTTGATAAGGAGCAGGACGAGAAGAAGCAGAAGGAGCGTGAGGCACGTAAAGAGCAACGTAAGAAAGAACGTGAAGCTCGCGCCGAAGAGCGGAAGAAGATTCGGGAAGGCATTCAAGAGCAGCGTAAAAAGGAACGTGAAGCTCGCACTGAACAACGCAAAGAAGAGCGAAAAGAGCGTGCAGCTGAGCGTCGCCAAGAATCCAAGGAGCGCCGAAACCAGCGCCGTGAGGAACGCAAAGAGCTTCAGGGTGACCGGAAGAAGCTAACTGATGATGAGAAGAAGGCATTAGAGGAAAAGACTGATGCTGAAAACGATGCTATCCGTGAACAGCATGAAGCCGAGAACGACGCAATTTCCGCTCAGCATAAAGCCGAGAATGAGGCGATTTCCGCTGAGCACAAAGCTGAAAACGATGCTTTAAAGGCAAAGTGGAAGGCCGAGGATGAGCAGATCAAGAAGCAAGAAGAGGCGGAAGATAAACAGCGAGAGAAGGAAGAAAAAGAAGAAGATGAACGGATCAACAAGTTAAAGGAAACCGGTGAGTATTACTATGGGTATAAGGTTCTGTCAGCTGACGGAAATAACCCTTATGCTCACGAGGAAACCCGAGAAGAAAAAATCGGGAAATCTACTGTTCAAAAAGTCGGTGAATCAGTTGGCCTTAGCGGTTTAGCTAACGCGCTTGTCGAGATGTATAATATCGTTGTAGATACTAACAATGATGTGCAAGCAGCTATGCCTGCATGGAAAGCCGCAGCGGCAGGTGATCCAAGTGGTTTAGCTCACAACTCAGCGGTGATTGCAGAGAAAAATAATAAACAACTTGAGTCTGATTTAGAAGGCTTTATTCCTGGGGCTATTGCTTCCAGTCTAGAGTTTGCCTTCTCTGGCAGTTGGAAAGCAGGACGGGAAGCTCCGCTGGTTGGCACCATTAACACTGGTATCAGTAAAGCTGAGCTACGCCAAGAGTTGGATTATCTTCACTCAAAGCAACGCCGTTCTGTAGCACGAGTTCGATAGGATAGGTTTGGAACACAAAAATCGTCTTCCGGTTATCATTGTGTATCAAGGCCCGCCAAGGTGGGATGGTACACAATGGGTCAATGGGGATAAGTTCTTTATCTCTGGGGATAAATTTAACCACCGTAATCTAGGGGTTGAGTTAGCGAATGGTATTGATGGCTTAGAGTTTCCCACAAGGGAGTTTCGTTATGATACTGACGCGAACACTCCTGGCTCCCGTTTTGTTTCCTCGGTGGCTACTCGTCGCAGCCTTAAATGTAGTGTGAACATCTTTGGTGATTCTGTAGAAGAGATGCGAAGAGCGAAAGATCGTTGGTTCATGAACCATCCTGAAGGATCACCTGGCCGACTCTGGTTCTTTACTAATACTGGTGAGCATCGTTATCTCTCTGCTTATGCAGCGGAGAATGCGGGTTCAGCGACGTATGACAAAGATCCAGGACTTCGAGGGGTCACTACCCTAGAATGGGGGTGGACTTCGGACAGTCCTTACTTCTATGGTTTCCGAGAAAAGAAGCTTTTGAAACCAAAAGGGGGTGGAGAATATGAGGTTTACTTCTACAATCCTTCAACTGCCCCACAGGTTTTCCCAGAGTTATTTCTCCCCGGACCTGGGCAATGGGAGCTTTCATTAGGTTATGAGCAACCTACTTTTCGTACCCCCAAGCTAGTTGATGGAGATATAGCGAAACTTGATTATGACCAGAAAGCATTGTCATTCACCCGCAAACGGCAGGACGGACGGATTGAGAATCTCTGGCCGTCTATGGTTGGTAATCGTCCTTTATACTGTCTTGAGCCGCAAACGGTTAATAAAGTAACAATTAAGAATCTCCAAGACATTAACGATCGTCCAAAAGAAAAATGGCCAGTTCTTAGTTTTACCCCGGAGTATATTTCATGGACATAAATTACAATCGCTATCTTAACCTTCAACCAGGCCAAGCCCGGGGTGGACTTCCCATTAACTATAATTCTGAGCCTTGGCGGGAAACAGAACAATTTGAAGGGCTTCCTGAATTTTACCGCCCCGCTAAAGAGCGAGAAGATGAGTACAAACTCATCATTGAAATTCGTGACGGGCAAGGTCGGTGGCTTGGTAATGTTGAAGATTATGTTGAGGCGGATGTTACCTGGACGTCAGAAGCTGATGCTACAGATGCGAGTAGTTTCACTCTAGCTGGAACAAGCTCTTGGTCAAAGTATTTTCTCCGTACTAACATTCAAGTCTGTTTGGTTCATTTTATTGTTTCCCGGGCTGGCTATATTATCAAGACCTGGACAGGTCGGGTTTCTCGGGTTGGTTGGTCAGGTTCTGGTCCGCAATCAGAACTCAAAGTAGAATGCGACCACGATAAAATTTGGCTTAAGTATATGCTTGCGTGGCCAAGTCCATTTATGGCACTCAATTCACAGGTCCCTAAGCGGGATATGGCGTCAGGTCCGGCAATTTGGCTTATGAAACAATACTGCATTAAAGCAGCTATTCGTTTACAGGTCCCATCTAACCGGTTAATCTTTGGACTTGAGCAAGCCTTGGCAGCTCATGAGTATCAAGAAAACGAGACAAACTGGCGCAACCTGCAAGACTTCATGTATCCAGTAGTGGTAGTGCCAACAAAAAAGACACAAGACACCGCGCCAATTACTGCTCTTGTGGCGCAAATGGATACCTTGGCGGAGCTTAGTGCTGAATGCTGCAAAGACTACAACATTCTACCTAATGTTTACTTCTTTGTCCCCGGTCGGGATGTTTCCCCACCAGGACTGTTTCTTAGCCGCCCATGCGTCGTGATTGACTTTATTGATAAAGACCGATCCCGGACCGATCCGACGTACCATAATTTCTGGTCTAATCTCACCGAAACAGCGAGAATCTATCTGCGAGGCTTATTTGGTCGGTATGATATGCCACCAAGTTTGGACGCAACAGAAAATACTGATTACCTCAAATCGTTCTTTGGCACCGATGGACAGCGGTACAACGTCGCTTGGCCAATCTTCCGCAACAGCGAACAGCATTGGTCACAGTTTGAAATCAGCGCCTACGCGCCAACAAGCACCAGCTCTATTACAGGCGGGAAATCAAACGAGTTCCTAAATCAAGGGATTAAGCTGATTGTTCGTACGTTGATTCAGCAAGCACTCCAACTTATCGGTGTCGCGTTTGACCTGTTTCTTAGCTGGTTGACCGGTAAGTTAGATGATATTTTCTTCGCCTACCAGCGAGCAGAGGATAAGGAACACCGGAAATTCCTTGGGGACTTTGCCTTATTTGAGGATTACGGCGGGAAAGGTTCAACCGCGTATAGTTCGGCTGCGGCTCAAGCCCTGCGTATGCAGCGTTATTCGGCAATGGGGTATAAGACAGCGAACTTTACCGGCGACTCTGCTAGCTTCTTACCCTTCCGAATCTTTGAAGACTTTGACGTACTTGATCCCGTAGCGTGGGAATCCCCAGATGGAAAGATCTTTCCAGAGCGCATTAAACAGATTACGTTAAGTTCTAATCGGTCTAACGGTGTGCGTTTTGAATTAAAACTTGGCGAGACAGACCGTCCTGAAGAACCTTGGGCCATTCAGTCTCGTGCTAACGCAAGGTTTACCCGAGCAATTGAATCCGCTTTTAACTCAGATTAAGGAGAATTATTTTGGCAACTGTTCGTGATCTAGTCGCACGGCTAGAGTTTACTACTGAAGCTGATGCTCTGGACTTTTTACAAACAGGACGCATGGCACTTTTGATGGAAGATAATCAGTTAAATATTCCGCTTCCTACTGGCCCTAAGGGTGAGCAAGGCCCTCCCGGTCCCGCTGGAAAGCCACTTCGTCCTGATATTGTGATTGATGAGCCAACAGACCTTCAAGCTATGGAGAAGCTGCGTGCACAGGCTCGTCAACTCAAAGCTTTGAATCAAGAAGTCAACGGCTATTTTGCAATCAATAAACCAACCAAGACCGGGTTCTTTTATACCCGTGGAGGCTGGGTTACCATTGAGAGCTTATTTGGTGGGGGCTCTGAGGTGGTTCCCGGGAAGTTTACTTTACCGGTATATTTTGAATCGGTTGCTGAGCCACAGCCGCCTGCTAGTGGATGCGTAATGTACTTCCATGATAACAAGCTCAAGATTCGGAAATCGAACGGGGCTGTTGTAGTTCTTGGTTAACCATAAAGATATAAGAAGCGAATCCACTATCGGAGCTCTTCAGCGCTGTTCTTATATATTAGCGTTGATGATGTTGGGGTTCGGCTTGATGTTTCTTACCGCACATCCCCATATAGGGTTAACAACGATCCCTCGGCCCATCCCAATCATCATGCCCTCTATTTTAGGGATTGATGCTTGGGATTTTATTTTCCCTGGTTGCGCTTTCTATTTAACTTGGCGAGCAAGAGTGCTTTATAAAGTAAACCTTGCTCACTTAGTTTGCGCTGGTGTTTGGGGGGTGTTTGGGTTATTATGGTGTGCTGGCGGAATGTTTCTTTCGTATAACTTCTTTTTTGGGGTTGGTCTGTTAGCAATGTTCATCGCAGCTTTACACATAACGATATCTCAGGTTTGGTTTTTTGAAGGAGTGCAGTGATCCCAATTGATTTTGGACATCTGGATACTTCAACAGCAGCAGGCCAGATCGTTAGTGTTGTGTTGGCACTAACAGTTTTACTTTCAGTGCTTCGGCAGAGAATTAAATTTCAGATCAATAAGCCAGGCACTAAATCGTATAAGACTATAGAGAAAGAATTGAAGCAGCTAAAGCAAGCAAGTGAAGAGCTTCAAGAAACGAATCGTTATTTTGTTCGGTGGCAACGGGTTGCATCAGAGCTTATCCGTGTGTTGCGTAACTCATTAGCGGCTTCAGCTATTGAGGAGAACCCGCGGGTGCAGAGACTGGTGCAGATGCTTGATGATCTAGATGAAGAGATTACGAAAGGAATTTTAGACGATGGCGAAGATTATAAACCATCCACACTGGAATAATGATACTTGGGATTCCCCTGCTGAGCATGCACAACAGTCTCCCACGCAACTAAATACTGATGATCTCATCATTACTTCCCCAGGGGGTATTGCCCCAGATACCCGTACTGACGCGGAAAAGCGAGCTGAGTCAGGCGCGTTTACTGTAAAGTCTGTTCCCGACTCAAGCACGCTTATTGGTGGGATTGTATCGAATGTTACTAAGGCAAATGAAAATATTGATAAGACTTCTAAGGTAGTTGATGCGACCAGGGCTGATGTTACAACTAACCAACAAAAAATCCGCAAAGTCGAATCAGAAACTATTCCGAACCTTGAAGCGAAGATGTATGCGAATAATGACCGCTTTGTTCATGAATTATCCTCGCTTGACGCTGATATTCGGAACCGTTTTGACTTACTTCCTGACGGTTATATTTCTGTTTTTAGTGATACAACCATTTTTGCAAACAGTGGGTTTCTTGGTTTAGTTCAAGACTTTTTTGGAACAGGAACCCCTATCTCGCAACAGCTTGAGCGACTTATTCCTTTTAATCAGCAGTTCGGTCCCTCAAAAGGTGCAAGGCTGGATGTAACAAATCGCAGGTTGGTTTTTGAGGAAGCGGGAACTTGGTTGGTGTCGGCGCGTGCTACCGCAGACACCCCATCAACAGGATTCGGTGTTCCAAATAATAACCGTATGACCTGGGCCGAGCTTGCCGTATATAACCGTAATGATGAAAAGCGAGAGCATCGGGATTGTCATATGCATGCGCCTGTCTCGGCTACTTTGCAATTAGTAGAGGCAGTAGTGATTCCCGAACCAGGGTATTCTGTTCGTCTTTGGGTCAGGTCAAATGAATACCGCTCTTGGCTTGGGGGTTTAAATCTGAATGCTCTTACTGCGGTGCTTCTTACTCCAAAAGTAGCTCCGCAAAACAATTCGACAATTCGTGATGAAAATGATAAAATAATGAAAGATAATGCAGATTATGAGAAACGTCTAAGGAGGCGTCACTAAAATTGCAGCCTGAAGTTTTAGCCCGGGTGATGAATTGGGCTATGTCGGTTGATGAATACCGAAAGCTTACGCCTGCTTTTAACAAGGCTCTTGCTCAAGCTGGTTGCACCAATGTTGCTAGAGCAGCAATGTTTTGTGCTCAATTAGGTCATGAATCCGTCGGCTTATCTGCAATGGAAGAATACGCCTCAGGTGAGGAGTATGAGTGGCGAGGCGACCTAGGCAACGTCTATCCAGGCGATGGGGTGCGCTACAAAGGGCGTGGCCCGATCCAAATTACTGGACGTGCAAACTACGAAAACCTAAGCCAGTGGGCTTTTGCGCAAGGCTACGTGCCATATGACACCTATTTCGTTGATAATCCTACCCTGCTTTCTGGCGAAGAGTTTGGGTTTCTTGGTGCGGTTTGGTATTGGACGGTAGCCAGGCCAAAGCTGAACCAATATGCTGACGGAGCTGCTGACCCTAACCTCAACGGTGTTGATCGTTACGATAACTTTGTCGCAGCCACAAGAGCGATTAATGGCGGCACCAACGGTATTGCTGACCGTCAAATGCGTTTTGATAATGCTCTAATTTTTGGTAACGAATTGTTACCGGAGGAGGAATATTTGCCAAAAGATGTAGAGAAAGTTCTTGATTATAATCATGGCTATCTCCCTCAGGATACTGGATATTATTGTGGCCCTGCATCAACTCAAACAGTGGTGTGGACGGCAACGAAAATCCTTTATGCCGAAAGCGAATTAGCTACCTGGCTGAACACCACGTTTAACGGCACCGATTACATTGGTCAATTTATACCGGTTCTCAATAGCCTTATTCAGGGTGGTAATTACACCTTTAGCGATATGCCGAATGATCCGCCCACGTGGAATCAGAAGCAAAAGCTTTGGGAAGATATTACAGGATCCATTGACGCAGGCTATGCAGCGATAGCTAACATTGTTGCTCCGCCAAGTAACTATCCTATTGGTACCCGTGGTAGCACTACACCCAGCTACGGTGGCGGAGAAATCTATCACTACATTGCTGTGGTTGGTTACGCGATTGATAATGGCGTGAAACACTACGCTATTGCAGACTCTGGTTTTTGGCCATACGAATATTGGATTAGCCATGAGCAACTAGCAACGCTTATTCCGCCGAAGGGATATGCATATTCTGCCAACAAAGTTTCATCCAGTGACGATATTTTAGGAGATGTCGCTTTGAGCGAAAGTTACACTTCCAGGGTAAATCCAAACGTGAGCTTCCCTGCAAGTAGCTACATGCTATTCAACGATGAGCGAAGCTTCCATATTGAAGCTATGCTGCGTCGTCTACTGAAAGTCCTTGACGAAGATCCAGACACGGTGATTCGTCAGCGTAAGATAGAGTTAGGAATCCCTATTGTCTAAGAATTATAATGCCGAGGTTTACAATACCATCGGCGATGCTATCGGCGAGTTCGTCGAAAACCAGCCGTTCTACCGGCGTTACGCCAACACCATTAACGCCTTGGCCGGCGGTGTTATTTCCGGCTTGGTAGCTCTGGCTGCAACCGTCCCTGCAACTGACACTTTTGATTTTCGTGCTTTGGCCACCACCGCTGTAGCGGCTATTGGCGCTTCGCTTGCAGCACGACTCACGAAGAATGGCCTTTCTCACTCCACAGCAAGTGAGCTGACGAACCGGGTTAGCCCCGCCGTGGCAGAGGTTGTTCATGAAGCAGTGGTTGCCTCTGAGCCCCCGAAGGCTCAGCCGCCCAAGGCTGAGACTCATCCTGACGTTGATGCGAAGTCTGACGCCAAGGTGAGCGTTGAGGCCTTGCGAGAGACAATTAAGAAGAATAAGGCGAAGAAGGAAGACTAAAAACCTTCCTTAACCCCGGTTGAGTCCGGGGTTTTCCTATGTCTTTACATCACTTAATTTCGTCACCGTGACATTATTGTTGGTACAACCGGACCAGAAATGTCCTGCCCTTGAATACCTAATCCTTGATAGAAATAACGATTGATCCCAGCCCGCTTTGTGCGAAGAATCTTAAACCCTAAAGCGCGGAAACGCTTACGGAAGTTACGAAGATTGCCGTAGTCCTTAGGATCGACATTGTATTTCTTACACCACTTCTCGTAATGATCCCACAAAGCGGACTCTTCAATCTCGATCCCGTCTTGCTGGACAAGCTCTTCATCCTTGAACTCGTTAAGAATATCGACACCAGCATTAAACTCTTTGGTAGTTGCCTTGATTTCTTCAGGCATATCTTCCCGATCAAGACCTTCTGTGAGGTACATCTTCAGACCCTCAACCATCCATGCAAGCAAAGCTTCTTGGTGAATAGGGTTCTTAATAATGTCTTCTTCAAAAGGAACCTGACGGGAGGGCAACTGCTGTTCAAACGGAATGGCGATAATACGTTTTGCCAAAGCGTCATCAGCACCACGAATAGTAGGAATGGTATTGAGCGAAGCAATAGGGGTATAAGCAGGCCGTGCCTCAATCATTTCATTAGAATGAAGGTTGCGGTGACGCTGAGTATCGTTACCAGTAAGCCGCTTGAGCGCGGAGGAGGAGATGTTATTCTCTTCGCCTAGCTCTGAGAAGCCCAGCATACGGAAATTCAAAGCGGTAATGTGTTCAGGCGAGGGACCACCGCGATCAGAACCAAGAATCTTTTGTGCATTAGACATACCTGCGTATTCGCCAAGAGCGGCTGCACAAGCCTCAACCAGCGTGGTCTTACCGGTGTTGGTGGGTCCGGCTAGTACGACAAAAAGCTTCTCCGGGTTGCCACCAAGTAGCTGGTAGCCAAGAATTTTCTGCAATAGGTTCCGAGTCTTCATATCTGGAACGACTCGTGCAATCCAGTTAGTCACTACATCAGACTGAGCGTGAGGCTTATACTCTACCGCGGTTGTCAATGTGAGCTTATCCTGCATGGTGGCGAGACGGATAGCTTCTTCAGGATTGTCTTTGAGCTTATCGAAATCAAGAACTTTGCCCCCAGGAAGGCCTAGCAGATTCCACTTAGCGTTGAACTCCTGGATCTTTGTTTGAGCCTTAGAAATAGCGTGAACCTGCTTGAGGATTCGGCTAGCTCTGGTAGTAGATTCAATGGAGTCAGCAGTCTTTAGGATTGCTTGCGCCTGCTTACGCAGGTCTTCTGATTCTCGAACTTCCCCCCGCTTCTTCTTGGTCTTAGGTTCGTGTTCTTCCTTGTAAATAGACTCTTGAAGAAGCTTGTGTCCCTCATACCGTAGTCGCTCAGAGGTTGCGACATAGAGATAGAAGTACATTTCTTCCAATGCCTTCCACTCACAGCGACGAGTCTTAGGGTTCCAAACGACGAACTCTTGCCCCCCTTTATCCCGGGTGGCTAGCACGTCCCCTTGCCAGAAGTTAATAAATGTTTCAGCAACAAAACGATCTGTGTTCTGGAAGTTCCGAGCGTCAATACCCTTCTCCAGAATAATATCTCGTCCTTCTAGAATTGCTTCACTAGTGGCACCAAGGCGATAAGGATTTTCTTTTACTGTGTCTACCAGGAACTTTTCGCCTTCTGCTTTCTGCGAAGAGAGCTTATCTACTTCGTTTACGACAGCACGCTTAAACTCTTCTTCTGCGGTTTCACGTTCCCGTCGTCCCTCTGTACGGTTAAAGCAAACTTCTTCGATGAAAGCATCACGAATTTCCATCAATGCAAGCTTGAGGCCTGCCTTGCCATCCATTGCTAGATGCAGAGCTTTGTAGACGGCTTTGAGCATCGCATCATGTGCGCCACCGGTTAAGGCCTCTTCAAACTCTGGCCCGGTAAGAGCAAGCATCTCTGGACTGGATTTTTGGTCCCCACCAAAGCCAAAGGTGTTGTTACGAAGCCAATTAATCGCTACTCGATATTCAGAGCCGCGAGGGGCACCTTTGGTAACCGCTTTATCCTTACTAATTGCGGGTTGAGCAGCGCCTTTCAGTGCCACATTACGCCAAGCTTCAGGGAGCCAAGGTAGACTCTCTAGCCGAGGGATGGGAGCGGGATTTCCCATGTAATACCATTGGTATTGGTCACCGTTGACTACAGACGGATATACCATGGAATAGCGGTGATTATCTTGGATGATATCAACATCTGCGCCTAATTGCCCGTGGAACTCTAGGCCTTTCGGGACCTTAAAGAAAAATTGCCCGGTCCCAATCTTAGGGTCTCGCCTGGTGCTAAACGGTGCGTACCAAGGGAACTCTTCACCTAAAGACTTTTCTAAATCTTTAATGGTCTGGAGTCCAGTTTTGTCACCGTAGTTGTCAATATCAATGGCGATGACATCAAAGTCTGGATGCTCACTTCGCATACGTAGAGCGAGGTTGCAGTTGGCGGGCTTGCCTTGCCAAACCTTTTCTACATCCTGATGGGTGGGATGACTCCCCTTCCCAGTAACGCCACCAGGAGGAGGAAACTTTTTCCCAACAGGAACAGGGAAGACCACTGGCCAACCAGCAGTAAAGTATTGGTCACGAACTTCCAAAGTATTAATCATTGATATCTCCCTTTCTTGAGTTCAAGTTTAACACAAGCGGGGTCTCAAGATTGGAAATTATCATGTGAAGCTCTTCACCTTTGTCTTTCCGAAGGCTGATCTCGTCTGCTACAGCCTTATCTACTAAGTATGTACTGTGCACCCACGGATAAACCCGCTGGGTTAGGCTTTTAGGTATATGAGGCATTTTAGCATACCGATAATAAAAAAGCCCTTTGTCACCAGGAATACCTGATGAGCTGGACAAACCTAAATAGATCAGTAACGCATTTAGTGGATAGGTGTCTTTTAAATCATAACAAGCATTGATGATAAGTTCTTTTTGCCAACTAAAATCAAGATGTTGGAATTTAGGATGCTGTTTGATGACCTCTAAAAACCGCAAAGAATCTTCAAGATCCATTCGATATCTAGAGGAATACCACCAATGAGAGCGGATTTTTGGCTTTGCCTGGGCTGCTCTTTTAGCCAAGCTTTTCTTTTCCGTACGGGTAAGTGGTACCCCTAAGAGACTGTAAATATCGCCGTGTTTTAGGTAGAAGGTTGCCCCTGGTTGTTCTCCGCCATCAATGAGCGGATACGATATGCGATATGGCGCAAGGCGTCGAAACTGTGACGCTGAGAATGGCTGAGTTCTGGGAATCCCCATGCTTTCATCCTCTCTGGGGTGCAAGTTGTTTTGATAGAGCTTGGCGACTGATACATAAGGTGCGTCCAAGGATAATACTCACTATCTTGATCTCCATATTTTTCTGCGTACTGAATCTTTGATGCGATCCTGACTGGGGATAAAAGTTCCCTCCCCATTCCTCCTTGGCGGAGAATAAAATCCTCAATGATAAATTGTACAGTTCCGTAATGAAAATCGTCGGCAATAGGCCAAGTTTCAAAGAAGTCAAAAAACCGGTGCACAAATTCGTCTTCTGCGGTAAATAGGTCTTCTGTGATTTGGAACTCTCGGAAATCATATTGCGATGTCGCTAGCCAATGGATGTCGGAAAAATCTTTTGGATCATAGCTTACGCAAGCAACAGCTATCCCTGTTACTCCACCCGGATCAACTGCTGCGATAAAATCATCTTCCTGGGGCTTAAATCGCAATTTGTTATCATCTATGATTTGCCAGAGTTTTTCTTTGGCGAAATCAAATTCAATATGCTTAATTGAGCTGGACAAGAGTTAAATCCTTTCCTTGAATAGCTAATCCGTATTCAAAGCTTGTTGTTCCTGTTACATGAACCAAGAACTCTTTACTATCATCATAGTACTTTAGTTCTTTAGCTAAGGTGCGATACTGATAACGAGAGATATTCACCGCTACCTCCTTACCCTTGCTGGTAATGCATGTGAGTTTCGCTTTGAGGTTGAGGTGCGGTGAATCCATGCTGTCTGTGTCTACAAAGATTCGCTTCAGGCCCTCGACTCGTAAAATGGTTGTGACCAGCTGGTTTCCCAGCTGAGCATTGAGGTTTTTAGAGTCAAGAGTAAGCATTGGCAGATCTAGCTCCCAATTATTAATCTTCTCTGTAACAATTTGATAAAGATTTTCGTCAAACCCAACGCCGAAAGGATCATTGTTATCATCTAGCCAGGCATGGATTGCTTCGACAGACTTCTTTCCAAACCCTTTTACCTCATACATATATCGCTCCCAAGAAGCAACATCGGGGCTAGAATTAAGTGCATCTCGCATTGCATTTGCAATCTTAGGCCCAACCTTTGGAAGCTGTAAGAACCCAGCCCTGACTGACCGCTCTGATGCAGTCCAAGTGTAGCCACTATAGGCTGGGTGAGGTGGCAGGATGTCGATGTTGTGAGCCTTGGCATCAAGCAAGATAGGTCGGACGGGATCAATCTTGCCCTTCACTTTGCCTTTCTGGCTAGCAATCGTGAGCGCACCAGCGTAGAAACTCGCTGGATAATTTCGCTTTAGATACATTGTCCAGTAAGCGATGACGGCGTAGCTAACTGCGTGTGCGACATTAAAGAGATAGCCTGAGGACGCAGCCATGTAGTCCCAAATCTCCAAAGCGAGAGTTTCACTCGCTTCCCATTGCTCTTTGGCACCAGAGACGAACTTAGCCTTAAATTCGTCAAATGCCCCACCTGATTGCTTTGAACCAATGATTTTACGAAGTCGTCCAATTTCGTGATCGGATAGCCCGCCAAATTCCTTACCAATCTGCATCACCTGCTCTTGATATACTAGACATCCATTGGTAGAGCCAAGGATCTTATCAACCACTGGATGATAACTCCGGGGCTCGGCACCACGTGCTACACGGATGTATTCAGCTGTCATGCCTGAAGAGAGTGCACCAGGACGGCTGAGAGCGTTGATGTCTGCTAACTGATTGATGTCTGGATAGACGTCTGGACGATCCCAAAACAGCTGGTTGACAATGGCGCGGGTTAAGCGACCTTCAAATTGGAAGATTCCGTTAAGATCATCGTTGGCGAAGGATTTCAGCACTGTGACGTTATCAAGAGGGAGATTGTATAGGTCATCAATGGTGAAATCCGGTGCCCCCTCAATTGCTTTTGAGATGAGTGTGAGCGTAGAAAGCCCTAGGCAATCAAGCTTGAGAAGATTAAGGTAAGCTGCATCGCGTTTATCAAAAGCGATGACTTCCGTGTCCACCCCGCTAGATTTAGTTGAGTGATATAAAGCACAAGTCTCTTTGATTGGTTTGTTACTTAACACCATTCCTGCTGCGTGGATAGAAAGCGTCTTCATATCGCCTTCAATTTCAAAAGCCTTCTCTAGTCCGGGATGAGCTGTGATAATAGCTTGTGCTTCTTCAAAGTTTTCCGCTGCAATTTTTGCTGTTTCAAACTCACGTGGGTCACCAAAAGGTAACTGCTCAATATAGCTATTATATTTGTCAGCTACATCAATTCGGACACCGCTAACTCTTGCCACGTCTTTAATAGCCATTTTCCCCCGATAACGAGAGAAATTACCAATATTCCCAACATTTTCATTCCCATACCGGGACCTCGCATATTCAAAAACCTTGTCTCGTTTTGCATCTTCATAATCGGTATCAATATCAGGTGCGTCTTCGCGTCCGGGATCAAGGAAGCGCTCAAAAAGCATTTGCGGGAACATCATTGGATTAATCTCCGTGATCCCAAGAAGGTAACAAACCAGTGACCCAGCGGCTGATCCACGTGCGGGGCCAACCACAATACCTTCCTTCTTGGCCCAGCTAATCACATCTTGATTAATAAGGAAGTAATCACAGAAACCTTTTTCCTTGATAACCGCAAATTCTTTCTTGATGCGATTGATATAGGCTTGTTTGTTTTCTTTGTAATGGGTGGTGAAAGTCTCTGATTGGCTTACTCGTCGGAGCAAACCGTTTTGCAGTTCCTTGATGAGCCGGACCTCCGCTTGTTCATCTGTCCAGCCCGTCTGAAACCGGATGGGATCATTTTTCGGTAAGGTAACGCTGCATCGCTCAGCGATGCGGGGGGTAATCATTATTGCTTCTCTGGCCACAGCGGGTGGCACCGCGGCAGCAACCAGGCGGTTATATAGCTCTTTTTCTGACCGTGGATAGGCTTGTGGGTCCCGCTCATAGTTTCGTCGCTCTGTGAGCTTGCTAGGGGTCTGATTCCACGCAATGGCATTGAGGTACACCTGCGTTTCCCAATCACTAGGGAGCGGGTAGTGCACATCACTTGTGGCCACAAGCGGGATGTCTAGTTCTTTTCCGATCCGCACATTCATTGAATTGAGTACCCGAGTGCGCATATAGAACGAGAATGGCTGAAGCTCAATATAGTATCGGTCACTATAACATTCTTGAAATCGCTTCGCTAATTCAACGCCAAGTGGGTATCGGCTAAGGTACATCTGTTTATCCGCTTCCGTGGGATTAGCCAAGTTATCTAAGCGGGGAACGTCTGTAACACTTTTCCCTCCTGCTAGGGTGCAAGAGAGCCATGAATCAGCACAGCCAGAAAACACAATAAGGTCAGAAGTGAGTTTTCTATCTAGCAACCATTCAGGATGCATAGTTGGTTTGAAATAAAAACCTTCATGGTAAGAGCGGGTGACTAATTCATTGAGTTGTCGATAGCCTTGCTGGGTCATAGCGAGGATTGTTTGGTGGAACTTATGTTTTTCATTTGGCGGAGCTACATAAGCTTCTACGCCAAAGATTGGTTTGATTCCGTGCTTCTTACAGGCTTTCTCCAGCTGTACATGGCTGGAAACATTGCCATGTTCGGTCACAGCTAGTGCCGACATGCCTAGCTCTTTTACTCGCTTGACGTGCTCTTCAGGTGTGCCGTGTCCATCACCGAAGCTGAAAGAGGTGTGTCCATGAAGTGATACGAAATCCATTTTGACTCCAAAGATGAAGACTCACTAGCTTGTCAGAAAGGAAGGAAAAGATTAGCTAGTGAGTACAACAATATTATAACATTATTATGTTCATCTTACAAACTACCAAGCCTGGTCATCGCCGTCTGAGAGCGCGTATTCCAGTTTTTTCTGGTCAAAGCCGGTAAGATTATATGTGTTCCCACTACCAAGGTGGCGGATTGCAATATAAGGGGCTTGCTGAATCCGTTGTGAGGCTATTAAATCAGGGTAATTTGATAAGAAGCCTCGATCAGAAATCTTTAGTTCCCCTTGATAATTGTTGATAAAGCGCTTGGCATTATCGCATTGCTTACAGCGAGGCAGAGAATAAATATCAACTTCCACCAATTTACATCAACTCCATGTCACCAAGGTTTTCAAAGCCGTCTACCTCAGGCGGGTTACCGTCTTGAAGTGCCTTGGTTGCAGCCACGTCAATGTACTTGACTCGTGCCCATTGTTTTTCTGGGTCTCGGGTGTCGTCCTGAAGGCCAGAAACAACCACTACCTTGATGAAATCACCGATTTTATTCCCCGCGAACTCGGAAAGCTGACCGTCGGTTTCACTGTTTTCACTAGCTACATAATCGCTATTTGCTAAAGCGATATAGCATTCGTCAGCTTTGTCTTTTCCAAAACTAATGGCCTTCATAAAGTCATCAAGATTATTAAGCTGAAGAGAGAAACCACTTGCAGATGGGTCATAAGGGATCACCACATAATGGGTAAAAACAAAACCCTTATATGCGCCTTGAGATTCATAATCTTCAATCGCAAACCGGGCTTTAAACATCAGGTTGCCTGAGCGAGATTCAGTGAGGTTCAGCTGAACAAGCCGCGTATCATATTTGCCAGGTTGGGGGGTGGGGCCACTATAGCCACCGGTATTTTCCCGAGCCTTCTTGATATCCTCTAGAGAGGGACGGGTGTTAGGGATGTTGAATTTCAGCATTTTTCTATTCTACTCCATACTTAGCTTGCATGTCATTTGTAAGTCGTTCAAGTGTGAGATTTGCCACAGGTTTAGGATAAAGTTCTAGTTTATCTTGAGTTCGGATGAACTCATGAGGTGTACTATCAAACTTTCGTATGACTTTTCCCTTATCATTTTTGATGGTGGTTAAATGGAACGCAAGATCCATACGTCCCATAAGATAATCTGGCATCTTCCCTTTGCGACCATCAATGTCAGGACAGATGATCCGAGAGTCTTCTTTCAAAGATGTATCTGTGGCCAGGAAAATAACATTGGCACCACTATAACAAAGGTCATCAATGAATTTTTCTGTATGCAAAAATACTGTGTGATACTCTTGTAACTCACGCTTAATCTCCTTGGAATCAAGCTTCTTCTGCTTTTCCTTTCGTTGTTTTTCAACCCAAGGCCAAAGTAGCTTCGACTGAAGCCGAGAAAGCGAATCCACAACAACCCAATCAAAAGTATAAGGGTTCTTCTGCACCCATTCCACAGCTTCTAAAAGTTTAGGATATGACTCTATTCGCCTGATTTTTGTTTTATTTCCTGGTCGGCTAATCGCGTTAAGACCGTTCTCAATGGATAAAATCAAAACATTTTCACCATCATTAGCCCCGCTACCAGCAAAAAAAGTCTTGCCAACAGCGGGGGGACCATATACCAAGATGTTAACCTTTTCGCTTACAGACTCCGCTGTCTCTAGGCTATCAAGGAAGGGATCGCTCATAAACAACTACCTCGTATTGCATCATTACTGTTCTTACCTCTTCTGACTCCGGCCCTTTAACATCTACCTGATATCCCCGCTCATGCAGCCAGGCGACAATATCTTTCGCCACTAACTCTTGAGACTTCATGTAATAGTTATCGGTGCCGACCTTTCCGACCCAACAGAATAGATTTTCCTCTGCCAGAATATTCTTTGTGGAATCGTAGAAGAGTACAACACAATAGGGGAAATAGGTATCATCAACAAATCTTCGAGATGAATTATCCCAGTCAATATAAATGCATTTCCGTTCCATCACCACCGCCTTTTATAAAGATTTGGTAACTTTTTCATATCCATTCTTCCTTGCTCATCAAGCTTACAAAGCTCTCGAAGCTCACACCGACAACAAGCACTACTTGGCGACTTTGTGGGAGCCAAAATACCTTCCTCAATATACCGCATGAGCGTTAAATCGCTTTGCAGCCGATAAATGAAGTCTTTGATTTCTTGCTTCGTCCGCGACGTTGTTTTACGTACAAAGCGAGGGGACGGCTGCACCTTCTTTGGGTCACCGTAAACAATTACCTCATGCTCTTCAGCTAAACTCTTTAGCTCTGCAAGTGACGAACCCTTGATCTTTTCCTCTGTTAACCAGGGGACACCAAGTAATTCTTTTTCATAATGCTTCCTTTCTGGTTTCTTGTGCGCTACACCCTTATCGTCAACGCCTGAAAGATCTTGCGCTTCTTTTCGTAAATAATTATATACGATCACTTGGACAAACTCATCTGGACGTAAAATCCTCTGGTCACGAAACATTTTTGTCACAACTGCGAGATACAAGGTTGCCTGCTCATCAAGCGGAAGATATTGGGTGTTTTCGCTTCCTAGTTTTGAAGCTGTTTTGTGCTCCATCACTGTGAAGCGACCAGCGTTATCCATGTCTTGATACACCAGGTCTACAGCACCGATAAGGTCTCGTTGTAGTTGCTGATTATTCGGTCCCACATAGGGAATCCCCCATTTAAACCGCTGCTCATTGGCGATGACATGGATGTACCGATCTTCACCCCAATGATGCAGGTAGCCTTCAAGCATGTTAACGCCAAGGTCAAGCTGCTGATTCATTTTCTCTTGATCTCGGAAAAGCTCTGTGTACTCAGGGTTTTCTGCCTGAGAGGTGAAGAAACTCACCCACCCGTCAACGGGGTGCATTCCTCGGTCCGACCCTGGGATATACCATTTCTCTAGCGCTTCATGGATTCCAGAGCCAAAGAAAAGCGGAAGCTGGTTCTTGTAAATAGACTCAATCCCGTTTACATACCGCTGGAAATAAGACCAGGGGCATTCCTTAAACCGCCGCTTGGAAGAGTGAGACACAGTTTTAGGCAAGTAGTTGCTTGACATCATAGCTCCCATCTAGAATTTGTTTTTGCAGTTCTTCCCGCTTTTGGACTTTCTTTGCTATAGTTTCCTCAATCGTTCCTTTTGAACGCACATAGTGAACAATTACGTTATGGATTCGGCTCACCCGGTGGATACGATCTTCCACCTGTTCTTGATCGTCCGGGATAAAGGTCTCATCTAAAACTACTAGTTCATCAGCACGGTCAAGGGTGAGCGCGACACCACCTGACTTAGTGTTCAGCAGCATAATCCGCTTTCCGGCGGATTCTTGTTGAAAGTCTTCTACCGCATCTGAACGTTTGTTTGATGAGACTTCCCCTGTAATCTTCCAGCATGAAACGTCGTACTTGTCTAGTAAAGTCTGCTCAAAAAGATCAAGCACCTGACTGAACTGGCTGGCAACAACTACTTTGCTGTCTTCTTGTGATTTTGCCTCCGGTTGGTCAATGATCCCTCGTTCTGTAAGAAAGTCAACAAACCAATCAAATTTGTTTGATGGGAGAGCGGGGGTAAATACTAACTCCCCCTGAATGTGATGAACATCACCAGAAACACTGGCAAACTGTTTCAGCCGCGTGAGCTCAGCAAGAACCCCTTGAGCAATCAGTGTCCCAGAAGCGAGCCGAGTTAACGCCAACTCTTTCATCTGCCTATAAAAGCTCTTTTGTTTCGGTGTTAGATCAATCCAGTGACCAACAACGCCATGGCGAACGGAGCCGGCATATCGCTTTGGTGGTAGCTCTGGGAACACATCAAGCTTCTTCCGGCGAATCATGATGGGTTTTAATTGTTTGGAAAAATCTTCCTTTAGCAGGGGATTAAGCCCTAAAATCTCGGTTTGTTGCACAACTCTTGACTTTGTATAAATCTCTTTTGGCCTGGTAATAAACCACCTGTTGACCCAAGTCCAATAAGCTTCAATCTCTGAATTGGATAGAAAGTCTAGGGTGCCCCAAAGGTTCTCTAACTTTCCACGAAAGGGAGTCCCAGACATAGCAAACCGATAGGAGGTTTTCTTTCCAAGCATCATAATGCCACGACGTACTAAGGTCTGCTTGTAAAGCTTGGTCTTATCAGTTGGCAAAACTAAATGCGACTCGTCAATAATGAGTGCCTGAAGGGAGATCTGAAACAGATCTTTGAAGTGTTCCTCATACTTAGGCTTCGTTCCTGTCTTAGGATCACCTCGAAAATAGCGGACCCTCGCTGTTTCAAAATTGGCGACAATCCACCGACGTCCTTGTGGGGGAGAGGTGATAACCTTACTTAAGAGCTTCTCCTTTGTGGCTTTCCCGCCTTTAATGATGATAACTTCATCATCTGTCCACTTAGCAAGCTCTTCCGGCCATGAAACATGAGCCGCAACCATTGGCGCCAAAACCAGGATATCACCTTGCGTTACCAAGCTCTTTATAGTTTCAATCATCTGGAGTGTCTTTCCTGTCCCCGGCTGGTCAGCGAGTAACCCGCCTTGATGCTGGGTTAAAAAAGACACCCCGTCCTTCTGGAACGGGGCTAACATATTATTTCTCCCTCCGCCACTTAGTGAAGCCTAACCCTTGCAAGACACTTACGAAAATCTCTTCGGTGCCATAGGCAAAATCAAAATAGTAGAAGGGAGTTCCATCTTCTTTCTTCTCTTGCCAAAGAAACCCTCGTGCCTTCATATCCTTTACCGCTGCGGTATTGGCTAGGTTGTGAAGGATCACTTTCTGTCCTTCCCAAGGGATAATCTCTAGCTCTTTCCCTTTCAAGACATTAGGATTATCAGCTCCAGTCGTCATCGCTCAACTCCTCCGTTTTAGCGAGAATATATGAAGAACCGGATCCAGAGAAGAAGTCATGGGTCTCATTGGTTTCCAGCGTCATCTGAGCCAAAATGGCGGGTGATACATCTACCTCTTCGGGCTTAAACTCGACAGGAAGCCCTAAGTTAGTGAGGGCTTTATTTGCGTTATAAGCGGAGTACTTTAGTGCATCTTCTTCCCACGTGGTGTCAGCGTATAGGTCATGCACATAATCAACCTGAAGCTCATAGAGCTTACGGACAAACAAAAGCGCACGTCCAGCAAGCAGCTCTTGCCGATCTTGCGGCAAGGTGTCAAAAAGGGCTTTGGCACGCAGACCAATGTAGAAGCCATGAATACCTTCATCACGCATGATAAGCCGGATGATGTCTGCGGTATTTGTGCACTTCCCCTCTGCACAAAGCCGTAAAGCCGGATAGAAACCTGAGTAGAACAGGAAGCTTTCTAGGAATACGCTTGCGGTTCGGCAGAAAAATTCCCGACTCTCTAAATCCCCCGTATGAGATTTGTAGTATTCAACAATGCTTCGTGCTTGAGCCTGAAGGTTCGCATTAGTATGTGCAAACTCAAACGCAGCTTCAATCTCTTCAGTGCTGTTCAGCGTCGTAAAAATCGAACTGTAGGAACGTGCATGAATCGCTTCCATGCCACCAATGAACGCCATACAGGCCTCCTCATGGTGGCTGTGCGCGTAAGTCCCAACTGCGTGTGCACCCACCTCGCTTTGAATGGTATCTAGCACGGTGAGCCCCGCAAACGCGCGCTCTAGCGCTAGCTGCTCTTCCCGCGGAACGGTACTCCATGAGGGCAAGTCATTACTGAGCGGGATTTTTTCTGGCAACCAGAAGTTGCCAGTCATTCGATTCCAAACATCAAGGTCAAGTTGATCCTTGAGGTTGTTCCAGTCTACGGCTATAAAAGCCATTTCTTCTTCCTTTCTAGCTTACCTTTACGCTAGGTAAAGCAGGTTGTTCCATGACAAGAATGTCTTGGAATTTGACGTTTTTCACGCCAATCTTCTTCAGTAATTCAAGAATATAGATTGCTGATTCCAAGATTGGTACTCGCTGTTCAGGTTCTTTTACCGAGTTGTAGTCAAATCCGACAATTCGAGTAAACACTTCCCAATTCGCATAGCGGAGATTCCGGCGAAGATATGGGAACACCCAAGAGCGAAACGCACAGTATTTACCCCCTGGTTGATACATAGGGACTATTTTGGGTTCATTGGATTCATTAACTTGAATCCGAGGATTGGCATGGTACGTGTAGGAGACTACTTCTTCAAAATCCATTTGAGTAGCATTCATTAATGCTACTACCCGATTGGTTGACGGGGCTTTCTTCCCTTTGTAATACAGTAGGTCTTTTGCAGTGGCAATGGAAAAGCCAGGTGCTGTAATGAGCTTGGCTTTTTGGGGTATTGTAAGTTTCTTTTGCGACGCACTAAAAAAAAGTTCGAGTCGATCAAAAAAACCAGTTTGATATTCGCAATGTACCCGCTGTTTTGAGCGATACATCCCTCTTCCTTTCTGTGTATGTGTATGCCCCCATTATACAAATCTTTAGGGGCTAGACAACTTGCAGTGTTATAAAACACAGCTTACGCATTCGGCAACCTCAGTGCCAGGAAGCGCCTGTTGGCGAACCCGCATGTAATAAAGGGTCTTGAGGCCCTGCTTGTGAGCATAAATATAATTCTTCACTACATCACGGGTGGTTGCGGTATTGGGGTAAAACAGCACAGCGGAAATCCCCTGGTCAACCCAGGGAGTTGCTGCTGCATACATGTCAATTACTCGCTGTTGGTCAAGGTTGTAGGCAGTAGTAATTGATTGGTAATTGTCCTTATTTACACCAAAGGCTGGCACATACGTGCGACCAGTTTTGCCTTCCTTGCGCGTCTCAATAACGTCTGTCGCTGGTTGAATACCAGGGGTGGCGTTTGTGAGATAAGAAATTGAACCAGTCGGCGGAATTGCCTGTAGGTACATGTTGGTTACCGGATGGTCAGACAAGTCACCTTTAACCCGATAGAACAACTCTTCAAATCGACTATCCACATCTTCCTTAAACCACTCAGGCGTACCTTGCCCCACCTGAGGAAGCTTTGATGCTTCTCGCTTATAGGCCCTTATTTTTTCGAGATACTGCCACTGATTCGCTCGGGAAGCTACTTTACCTGTCAGCTTAGCTGTCTCCATGGTTGCGGACTCCGCACAATAGGCAATAAGCGCCATGTATCGGCGGAAAAAGTCTATTGCTTCTGAAGAACCGTACTCAATGCCTTGGGTAATAAGATAGCCATGCAAATTCATCTGCCCCAAACCAATAGAGCGAGTAAGAGCGGCTCCATTGCGAATGCTTCGTACCGGGAAATCATTATTATTAGAGACAGATTCCGAAACATTGGTGAGGAACTTGACCGCAGCCATTACTGTCTGTTGGAAGTCCTTGAAACTCTTGCATTCCATCATTTTTGCCACATTAAAAGATCCAAGGTTACAAGCAATGTCCATCCCTGTGTAACTGGGGTCTCCATTATCAAAGTAATGGGACGCCGAGTTTACCTGTAGGATTTCAGAACAAAGGTTCGACATATTAATTCGTCCCTGCTCTGGATACCAATTGTACTTATTGGCGGTATCTTCAAATAGAATATACGGATAGCCGGACTCAAACTGGATTTCTGCTAGAGTTTGGAAAAGTCGCCGAGCACTAATCTTTGTCTTCTTGATATCGGGATTTTCTACCCACTCATAATAGTGCTCCGTTACCGACAAATCACTTAGTGGCTCACCCGTAACATTGTAGATATCATACGGGCTGAAAAGATACATGTCTTCGTTCCGCTGAGCTAGTTCAAAAGTGATATCTGGGATCACGACGCCGAGCGACAGAGTTTTAATCCGAATCTTTTCATCGGCATTTTCCCGCTTGGTATCCAGGAATTTTAGGATATCTGGGTGATGTGCGTTAAGATATACCGCTCCTGCGCCTTGGCGAGCCCCAAGTTGGTTGGCGTAGGAGAAAGCGTCTTCCAGTAGCTTCATGACCGGAATAACGCCGGAAGACTGGTTCTCGATCTCTTGGATAGGGGCACCCGCTTCACGAAGATTGGTAAGCAACAAGGCGACCCCGCCACCACGCTTTGAGAGCTGAAGGGAGTTGGTGATAGAGGCGCCGATCGACTCCATGTTGTCTTCTACTCGCAAAAGATAGCACGACACCGCTTCTCCGCCTGCTATGCGACCAGCGTTCAGGAAGGTAGGTGTGGCAGGCTGGAAACGCTTCTGAACCATGTAGTGCGCCATATCTTTAGCATGACCCTCACTACTAGAATAAGCGACAGCTGTTAGCACAATCCGGTCACAAATGTTTTCCAAGAACCATTTGCCGTCCCGGCTCTTCAAGGCGTATTGCTGATAGAACTTATATGCCGACATGAACGTCTCAAAGAAACCAAACTGACCAATCTCTTCTTCAATCTCGGTGACTAAATCAAAGAAAAAATCGGAGCCGTACTTACATACCACCTCGCTATCAATGTACATATTCTCATTGAGGTAGTTGTACTTTTCCTTCAAGGTCATCTCGTGAACCAAGAAGTAGTCCCGCGGTTTTATTTCAGTCTCAATGTAGTTTGCTAATGCTTCTTTATCCTTCTCGAACTGCGGCTTACCATCTGAACCAACCAGGTTAAGCTGGGAATTGAGTTGAAGATATTCTTTCATGTCTATTCCTTTTCTGTCACCAAGAGCGGTGCCATAGAGAGTAAAAGAACCACAGAAGCAAGGACGTATTGCCCCATTGCAAACCACGATTCAAACGTCAGATAGCCTACGGCAACGAGCACGAAGGCAAAAATAACACCAGGCCAGAACGGTTTCTTCTCACTGGTTTTGGTGTTCTCATCAACAAATTTTAGCACGTCAGCTAGTGCCTTTTCCATTTCTGGATTGGTTTCAGTCATAGTGATTATGGTAACACAAAACCCCCGGCTATACCGGGGGCTTGTTAAGCCTCAGTTGTTGAACCTCAGCTTATACTATCACATACACAGAAACTGCCATTTGTACTGCGAGGGGTTGAACCCGTGCCCTGAGAGAGAATCGAACTCTATACGTCACAAAGGGGTGAAAAGGGAGATAGTAGAAGACGTGTAAACCTACCAGGGCTCTTCTGAAAGAAGATGATTTAATTGTAAGTGTGAAGAGGGATGGTGTCAAGCGGCCATAAGGGATTGTGACGCAATCCACTTCTCAACCGGAAATTCAGGAAGATGTCTCGGGGTTTCCGCTTCCGGTTTCGGCGTGCGACGCATCAAATTCACGAACAAGTCGTAGAAGCTCTTGAACTGTTTCTTGATATTCTTGAACACTTTTCTGGTGATCCTTCTTGGCGAGATAGTAATTGATAACAAACAGACCTGCAAGGGAAGCAAAAATTACCGTTGATAACGTATCACTCATTCTTGTTCTCCAATGCAGTCTTGAGTTTTTCCAGTTCAGCAATCCGTCCGTTGATGTAGGAGGTGTCACGAAGAATCTTTGCTGAAAGGAAAGACAGGGTACATGTGGCACATAGTAGCGCAATGTTGATGATGGTGAGAATCATTTTTTACATCCCTAGTAGTAGGTCGGCTTGTTTCTTTTCGTTTTGCCGAAGTTTCGCTTCAATGTGGTTCAGACCTTTCTTGAGGCTGAGTTCATCCTTCCGGTCGGTAAGGCATGTGCCGAACATTCCGACAAATAGCACCCCACAAGCGATGAGCCCCGCGGCTTTGAGGTCAGAGGTTTGGTTCCATGCTGAGCTGAAGCATACACCTGCGATGAAGGCATAGAAGATTGCTGCATACAAGGTCTTGCGCTTGAGGTCTTTGAGTTCAAGGGTTTTATTTTCGATTGCGGTTTGAAGCTTGATCGCTTCCTCTTCTAGTTGGAAGAGTTCTTGTTCTGCGTTTTTCACTGGTTTGACTCCAAAAATAGTTGTGCTTTCTTGGTTTGTACCCAATCAAGTTCAACTTTATCCTTTTCCAATGTTCCAGCATCTAGTATACCGTCTTTATGGAGACCAAAGAGCATATTAAGGCCAATAAACAATGTGATAATCCCCACAAAGATGGTTGTGACGCACAATACCCAAACATATGGAAATAAAATTCCTACCGTGGTGAAAGAAACTACTAACACGGAAGAGAAGCCAACCAGTCTTCTTAAGCCCTTACTAATCTTCTCGGACTCGGACTGCTTAGATACAATAGATTTCTTGAGCTCTAGTTCTCGCTTTTCTAGCTCGTTTGTCTCTTTCATGAGTTCCTGCTTCATTTTTAATTCTTGCACCTCAGGAAGATTATTCACTGTCTTTTCTAAATCTGACATTATATCTTTAGTATTATAAATAATGTAGGAAAAATAATCCGATGCTTCCTTAGACGAATTTGCGGCTAATTGAATATCTCGACGACAATATTCTAGCTTTTCTAATCTATCATAATCCATAGGCCAATAAGTAGCATGGTCAACAAAATCCCTAAAAGAGATTTTCAAGCTTTTGAGATAATCTGCTTTATCGGAAACAAGTGCAAGGTTGCTGGTAAGTATGCGAAGTTGAGTCAAAAGCTGAGTCTCAAGTTCTTTTTTTTGTTCAGTCATGTTATCTCGTTACCCAATCCTCGATCTGATTTTCTATTTTCTTCAGCAACCCCTTGTTCCGGTTCATTGCCTCAATGTTGTCCAAGAGCTCTCCGTGAATGTCTCCTGAGTCAAAATAAATCCATGTTACCCAGAGCGTACAAAACACAACCCCAAAAAACATGATCCCTATATTTCCAGTGATTACGGTGAGCAGTCCTGTCCCAATTAGCCCCGGCACACCTAAACTAAAGCGGAAAATATAATAGGAGATAATGGCTCGCCGTTCTGCACGAAGATCAATGATCCGTTCTTGGATATCACTCTTCCTCGTCAACATGGCGTTTAGCTCTGGGGATAACATTGGTACATCTCCAAACTGAGCTCTGCTTGCCGACCGAGGTTGTTCTGTAACTCTACCTTGCTTTGCTCTAAGTCTCGTAGGCTTTGCTTCTTCTCTGGAGAATAAATCTCCTTCACCACCCAAGAACCGTAAAGCAGAAATAGACTCAGTACAGCGAGACAAATAACCACTGAACCCCAGTACACACCAATACCACCAAGCGAGATGAAAAACAAAGTGCTTAAAACAATCTGCTGTTGCTGTTGTTTTTTATCTAGCTGTAATAAAGCCTCTTGGGATGCAATTTCTTTCTGAAGAGTGAGTGCCTTTGCCCTCAAGGATTTCAGCTCTGACTGATGCAGCTCGGGGATGTCCAGACGGATTTTTAAGTAAGCATCATTCATTTCTTCAGTTGCTTTATGAAGCTTATTAATCTCATCAGAGAAATAAACACCTAAAGTATGGAGATTATCTTTTTCTTTATCAGAATAAAACATCCCCGCGAAGGATTTACCAATTCCAGTGGCTCGGTAATACGACATGTACCCGTCAAGCTCTTCCGCGGCTTGAACCAAGTCTTTGCCAATTCGCTTCTGCTCTTCGGCAAGCTCTACGAACTTGTAGTACTGTTCATTATTCATTTGGACTCCCTGGTTTCACGAAGTTGAGCCAGTGGGTTTTACTAGCCTTCCCGCTTCTGTGGCCGAACATTGGTGGATACGGGGAAAGCTCAACAATCTGCTTCACTGGAATTTGAGTCTCGTTCCACTTAAAGATCAAAGCGCAGCTGGGTTTGAGTACCCTAAATGCCTCTGAGAAGCCTTGTGCTAATACATCTCGCCAATCAGGCAGTAAGGCCCCATATTTCGCATACATCCAGCTTGTTTCACCTAACCGCTCTAGGTGCGGAGGATCAAAAAGCACCAGGTGGAAAGTGTTGTCAGCAAAAGGGAGGTGGCAAAAATCCGCTTGTACATCAGGCTTGACCTCGATCTCTCGATCATCACAAAGCGTGAGTTGTTCCACCCGTTTGTCCAGAAACACGGTGTCTTCCGGGTGCTTGTTGAACCAGGTGCTTTTTGACCCACAGGTCATATCAAGAATCATTAGGAATCCTCCTTTTGTCCATCAGCCTTGAGTGATACCAACTGTTCATCAATAACTTGATTAAAAACAAAACGGGCTTCTTCAATCAAACGAATTGTTTCACATTTTGTGAGCAGTGGTTTTTCATCCCGCTTAATATTGGCTTCATTATCATGCAATATTGTCTGTAGCACAGAGATACCAAGTTCAAGGCAACCAAAAACATGAGACTGTGACAAATTATTTAATTTTGTGCAAAGCAAGGCGGAGGCAAACAAGCTTCTCATAGCATCTTTCTGGGATTCAACCTCTGTTTCAGGCATTTTCCGCCCCGCATGTCATATCCAAAATCATTTAATTCTCCCCCTTCTCATAACCCATTTCATTTAGTTTTATCCTTGCCATTCTAGCGAACTCATCTGTGTGTTCAAAGGCGGGGAGACACTTAAAATTCTCAATCACTTCCAAATATTCATTAACCCTGTCCATAATGTCCTTTCGACCAAAAAGCATAGGATCCTCTAGCTTTAAAAATAAACGAGAAGCGGCAATCATAGACTCTGTTACCTCAATGTAATCAGACAATCGCCACTGATACACGCAAGCTTGAGGTGTAGGCTCTTCCTTCTTGTTATGTTGACAATCACCTGTCAGGCGAAGCTTTGGCTTTACAGAATCAATATATTCTTGCATCCCGCGGATATCAATGTCCCCTAGCTCGTCGAAAACACATTTTTCTAAAGCAAGGGATAGGTCGGAATAGTCACCACCACTGGTGAGCGAGAAGCGATATGAAAACAAGTTTTCAAGACTGGCAACCAAGCTCATCATATGCCGAGCGCTGTCAGCATGCTGCTTCCAGTATTCAGCTGATTCACCTAACCATTCTTCTTGGTCACTCATGATTCCTCTCCCTTCTCTTTCTCTGCTTGAGAGCACATGTCAGCAACAAAATCATCGACGGCTTTGCTAAAATCTTCTTTGATTCGGATCATGAAATTGGTAAACCAATCCACAGGAATTTTACCTTCGGGATAGCGACCGTCTTCCACCAGGTCCAGTCCCAATTTTCCAACCTGGTGATTTACCTGAAATTGAGTTGTACTAAAAAACGACTTCACCGAATTAAGACTAACTGTTGGCGTCTTCATTATTTCCTCCTCTTCTTCTATTTCTAGAGTGCGAATAAAATCTTTGACAGCTAGAGAAAATTCATCACTGACTCGCTCAAGAATTTCTTCCGCCCAATCAAAGGGAATTTCAGAATAAGAATCAATCTTATTTTCTTCCCAAATCTCTTTTTGAATTTCTTGAAGCATTTCTTCAGTCTCACGAAATTGCTTGTTTATGAATTTTCTGATGCGACGCATTGTAAGCAGCTCTTGGGGTTCGTCATCTTCTTCAAGGAATCCATGATTACAACCTGACATAGGGCTTCAACTCCAATTCTTTACGCCACCAGGCAAGTCTTGACTCAATATTTTGGGAATAGCTACGAACCAATTCCTCACAGTGAGCGCAAATCCGAGGCTTAGCATTGTGAGAGTGATAACAATGTCCAAGAAAGCTATTCATTCTTGAAATATCTCTAGCTAGCTTTATCATTTTCTTCTGGTGCTTACAAACCCTTAACTGAGCGAAATAGTCTTCTATCATCTCAATTTCTTTTAGGGTACTCAGTAAGCACCAGCCGCTGTCGTAGTGAGACATTTTACTCTTCGGGCTGATTTACAGGGGTAGGCAAGCTATCTATCGCTTTCCGCATCCGCTCTACTACTTCGCCTTCTTTGTAGCCGGGTGGGAAACCGATCTTTTCCACGCCTTCAGCAAAAACCGCGTAATCCTTTTGCGGAGGATTCGTATCGCCTTCTGGCTTGGGGAAGGAGGGGAAATACTCTTCCAAAGTAAGTAGCGGTTCTTCAATGTACGATCGAGAAATTGGACGGTGGCATTTGCCATATTGTAGCTGCTTTTTGTACTTCTTGTAGCGATTGCGGAATCGTGCTTTTAAAGCCTTAAAATAGGCGTAGTTGATTGTCTTCTGGTTCATTTTCTTCTTCCTTTTTGTCCCAACTAGCAAGCCAGTTGCCCCCGGTATTAATGGTAAGTCGTCGTCTTAAAGAAGCCCTGAAACGGTCATCTGTTTCTTCAGATACGGTATCTAGCAAGTAGTTTTGTAATGCATCTGCACTAAAACGTACAGAGGAAATACTATCTCCACCACATCCAGTAAGCGGTGCGCCATCAGTGGAGGTCCACGCATCATCAATCCGGTTATCATAATCTGCCACGTCACAAGTCATACAAAGACGCATGGTGCAATATGAATCGCTCTCTTCATCAATCCAAGTGTAGACTCGTTGGGTAGATCCTTTAGGCATAATGACATTGCAGACCCCACAAAGGTGTTCCTTGCGAGACCGTGAGATAATAGTGTCTGATAGTTGTACCATTATTCATCCTGATTATTATTACTTACATTAGATGCGAGTCTTCTTTGTAACTCTGCGCAATACCAGTTTTCGGATTTCTTATCAGCCCCATCTGATAGATAGTTCTCTATTGCTTTTGAGCTGAAACGAGTGGTAAAAAGAACTTCCTTGTCAAGGAGGTCTACTGGTGCTCCAGAATCTGGAGTCCAAGCTTTGTTGATTCGATCAACGTAACAAAGATAGTCACAAACCCGACAGATTCGCATAATGTAGTAGGTTTCAGTTTCTTCATCAACCCATACTTGAACACAATAAGTGGTATCCTTTGGAATAGGGGTATTGCATACGCCACAGATACGTTCTTTGCTGGATTGTATGAATTTATCTTCTATTAAATCCATTACTTATCCCATCCTAGCTTCTTATTAAGCCTTGTCATACATTCAAGTAAACTTTCTCGGCTTTCCTGAAATTTTTCGTCTCTACTGAGGAACATATCAGAGAGAAATGAATGAAGCTCTGATGCGTCAGGCAAAAAATCATCTTCACGAAGGTCTTGTTTATAGTCATAATAGTAAAGACCATTTCCGCATGGCTTACAATAGCGGGCAGTAACAAACTTCCCCATGTCAATATCAACTATGCGAACATACGTTTCTCCGGGGTGAATTGTGAAGTCGCATAGATCACATGTATATGTTTTGCGTGCTTTGGGACAGTCGAGCTGGGGGAACTTCCAGTCAGTCATTTTTCACTTCCTTTCTGTATCCCCCAGTATATGTATGTGTATACCCCCTCGCAAGTTAATGTGATTCATCAAACACTTGTTTAGTAAACTCCTTGGCCCCATTTATCAGTTCATCTCGCTTTTTAGGATTGGGTACCAACTCTTTGATATAAAATACAATCCCTTCAAAAGCATACTTGTGCTTAAGGGTTTTTACCCCGTACTCTGGGGTGGAGAAGGCAACGGACCCTGCTTTCGTCCGATACAAAAGTCCCCCTTCTTTTTTGTCGGTCTCGGGATTATATTTACAGACTGAAAAAACGTCACCTTTATCCCGAATATTCGCATCGGTAATAATAAGCGGCTGACTAAAGCCTTTTAGTGTAACGTAATCAATACGAGAATTTGATATCAAAAAGTTCTCGATATCGCTTCCATAGAGATAGTTTTCTCCTTTTAGGGTGGTTAAGGCCAGTGAGGTAAATTGAATAGAATTGGCGCCATTTAATACCGTTGAGCAACCGATATTGGAACGTACAATAGCTGATTCCGGCTCAAGAAAAAGCATAGATGAACCAATTTCTGAATCAAAAATGCAATAAGGTATCTCTGTATCAGACTCTTGCTTTGTTAAAATAGTGGTTTGATGCATAAATACATTAGACAACAACCCACCAGCTATATTCACATTAGTTCCAAAAGAAATATACCCTTCGTGATAAAAGCTTCCGCACGGGTGTTCCGCTACATAAATCACCTGCGAAATATTGCTCCTGGAAATGTTGTGCTTGTGATAACGAGAGTCAAGAATATTACAAATCTCTTCCGCCCTTTCCCTGGTTAGCCTACGAGATGTAATTGGGAAACGCTTCCGCTGGTCAATAATCTTTTCGCCTTCATATTGGAAATCCCCAAAAGAATACCCGTCACGGGGACTTAACATAATGTTTCCTTTCTGTTATGATTTAGATAGCTGATCTTCCATGTGGAGAAACAGTATCTGGCTTCCTGTATTTTATACGGGAAGCTTGCTTTATATTATATACTCATTCCTCATAACCAGGACGCATTGAGGCTTTATTGTTAAAGATCTTGTACTGACCAGGCTTCAATAACCCGTATCTTAGAGAGATAAGCGGCCACGCAATGCCAGTCGATACTGAAATATACGCATCAAAAGATGAGGGGCTACTATTATCCCTCCAATGAAATGTTGTATACAAATCATTGCGATATACCCTAGGTGGCTTTAAACAAATAGAATGGTTTCTGGTGTAATCCAGAACGTAGCCTAACCGCTCTAAAGCCCTGAGCGCATAAACTAGATTGTTGGTTTCCTTATTGACGAGAAGGCTATCTATGTCATCAGATATCACAGCCTTCATAAGGTCAACAATATTAGGACTGGCATAAACACTAATAAGTTTACCTTCCCCCTCTGCTTCATCAACAAGCTTACTTATCTTAGTAAACTCGTCGAACCACAAAGGAGTAAACTTTTCAATCTTTTCAGTAATTTTTTCAAAATCAATCTGTGGCATAACGACCCTTCGCGTGTAGTTTAATCACATTCACAGAACCCCGAACTAGCCATTGTCCTTTGTACACCACCATAGCCCTTTGATTCTTGCTAAAGGGAAAAATTTCTTGGTAGTAACTTAATTCTTTGTGGGGGGTATACCAATCATTCCTAAACACCCAAGGATCTTGAACGAAAGAGTACACAACAGGCACGCCATACTGAACATACCAGCGCCGAACTTCTTGTAGCGCATAGGTGAAACGATCATTAAGGTCTGGGTCAAAGTCTTTTCCCAGCTTTAGGGTTCTTCCTTGTTCAATCTGCGCTAACACTTTGTTGCGAAGCTGAAACCCGCTAGCGTACACGAAGATCTTTTCGATCTTGCAGAACTGTCTAGGTGCCGCTTTCAATCGGTTATTCAGTCCCTTTGAGAGGGAAGACATAGCGCATCCTTCCATTTACTATCTCAAACATTCCTATCTGCTTTTCAAGCCCTCCATCAAATGGATTACTCCAAAAGTCAAGCCTGTTTTGCGCAGCTTTATTCATCACATAATTGGGGAACTCATATCCCCGCTCAATATATTTCTTTCGTAAACTATCTGGCATCATAAATTTAAAAAGCCAAAACCATTTCTCTGTAAGAATAATATGGACACATTGGGGGAACGGGGTCTTTTTCCCTAAGGGTCCCACCCCTTCCCCTGGTTTCAGGTCTAAATCCTCTAGGTCAAGAAAAGAAATTGGGTTCTCCCACCCAGGAAGTTTCCTTTGGGACCACATGTTTACTAACGTGTGTCCGTTAGGAACAGTGGTGTCTATTCGGTACCACTTACTACCCTCTTCTTTTAACATCTTTACCTGAGATGAAGAAATTTCCCCTTGTTCTTCCATGAATTCTAACTCACTAAAATCAACCCCCATCATTTCATCTCACCTGTACTAGGATCAAAGTTAGTTCCCAAATCTACCCGCCGAATAAGCTTCAAGGCACCCGCTTCATGGATATTCCGCAGTTTAGTATGTAAGTCGGAGGGAATAAAGTCTATCTCTTCCTTGCTCCGTCGGCCGGTGATGTAGGCTAGGGAACCTATCTCTTGACTCTTCGGAACTACAATAGATAGGTTAGTGCACTTCATTTTGTGTTCTTCAGGAACACCGAACATGTCCGCTACGGTGTCGAGATACCCTGGGGTGACCTCGAAGATGAGGTGTGCGTACTCTTTAGAGAGATCTTCGCCTTTGATATGACGCCAAGCGTCTATGCCGACACGTTTCAAATCGCCTAAGGCTTGACCTAGCTTTGAGAAGGATTCTTTCAGATACTCCTTTGATTCATCACTCATTATTTTCTTCCTCTATGTCTTGTAATACTCGCTCCAAAGCGATAAGTAGGCGAGGGCTAATGCTCCAGCGGTTATCATTGGTCTTCCTGAATGCTACTCTCATCCAATAGTTTTCGTCATGAAAAACATTCGGGTGTTCCCAATCTACTAGGTAGCGAGAAAGTGTTCGATTGAATTGCTCAACAAATCGCTTTTTATCTTCGGCATTGATGGCTTGTACTGCCTCAAAGATCTTTTCTTTTACCTGAGTCTTGGAATACTTAGCGTCAATAGGGAAGCTTTTAAACAAGTCTTCCCACTCTTCTTCGGTCGGGCTAAATTCTAGGCTCTCATCTACAATGTCTTCTTCTGGAATAATAAAGTAGGCTTGAAGCCCCCAAGAACTCCTGTCGTACCGGATCACCCCGATTTCAATTGTTTCATTCTTACCAGCGGGAATGTTACAGATGGAACCGAAAGACTGAATACGCTGCATATTCTTTGCCTTGAGGAACTCTTCTCGATACTTAGTGTCGGTGTTGAGTTCTTCTTCAATGACCTCTATCTCATCAACCAGGATAAGTGCGAAGTCATAGCTTAAAATACCTGTGATCCAATCATCATCCAGAACGGATCGTAGTTTTTCGGTTGCACCACAGTATAAGATTGGTGAAAGCATAATGTTCTTTCTATTAGTATGGGCGGACATATGGGCGCACTTTATACATGCAGATGGGCGCACTTATGGGCGGACATTTCGCACCTGGTCTAACGGCAACCTGCGATGAAACACACAGCCTACCATGACCGGGAACAGATTGTTTGCTTCGATGAAGTCCCCGAGCTCTTTCCACTCTTCCAGATTGTCACGCTTTAGGTCATGGATAACACCAAGGTGATAGCAGAAGTTGTATCGTACCCGGTTGTCTTTGTCATATCCCCAGCTGAGACTCCAGGAGTTTTCGCTTACTTTGATTGGGACAACACTAATGGTGCCAGAGAGGATCGGCTTAGTAATGCCGTGCCTGGTCAAGAACTCATCGCCGATAGCTATCTTCTCGAAAAAGTGTGAACCATCGAGATGTTCGGATACGAGAACGAAGTTCACTTCGTTAATCATTGAGGCGATGAGCTCACTAATATTACTGATGTACTGCTTTACCTCTGCGAACTCGCCTTCTCCAACTGGGATGAGCGGCATCTGTTGGCCTACCGCATCGAAGTAGGGGAGTTTTCGCTTTATTCCTTCCTGCAT